CAGCGTACCACTGCGGTGTTGTGCTAGAGGAGTTGTAGCCAGCAATGCGCCCGATCCCGCCATCATTCCAGATACGGGTGCCGGTGAAGTCCGTACCCACAGTGCCCGTACCCTGCCTCAACTCCCCACTGGTCCCGATCGTCAAGACACCAGCGATGTAAGATTCCAGCCCGAAGCGGATGATCTGTGTGTTGGTACTGTCATAGAGCTGGATACCTGTCGCAGAACTGTAAGTCAACCTTGCGCCGGCGCTCTCCCCAACCCACAGGGTGTCACCATAGAACGCGGTCTGCGTGCCTGAACTGTCGTAGATCCCCAGGCCGGTTGAGGTTAACTGGACTATCGGTTCTCCTGCTCTCCCAAGCGTGATGTCGTTGGCATACTCCGCGTACATATCGCCGCTTGGATCGTAGAACCTGACGTATGAAGGGTCGTGAAGGCTGTAGGCGCCACCGGCCGTATTGCCCAAGTAGATCTGATCTTCCCAGAACGTTAGATACGGAGTAGTGTCGTTCAGCAACGACAACGATATCCCGTTAACCATCAGGTGCTCGGCATCTTCTGGCCCTACTCGGAAGCTGCCAGAGGTTAGCTTGGCAGCAGGCCCCTCGAAGGTAAAGTTGGTTCCATCAAACTTTGCGTATTCGTCTGCTCCATCTCCCGCGTAGAACCTGCCCGTTGAGTCTCCGCTATTGTACTCAAGCTGAACGCCAGCACTGCCGTAAGCGTTGCTCTCGATAGCAATGCGCTCGTTGTCTGCGTCTAGCCAGATGTTGGACTGGTAAAGTGCCGTGGCCGAGATGTTCCAGCCGCCGATCTCCCCTGACTCTGCTGTGACCTTCCCGCTAATCTCAAGGCCATCGTCGGGGTCCCAAGTCAGGTATTCTCCGCCCGAGTAGTCACCGAGGCCAATACCGTAGGTGAGCGTGCTGTACGGCCCCCAACCATTCAGGTCGCCCAACCGGACAACCTCTGTGTTAGCATCCCAGGTCGCGCCCTGCGTGACAACGGACATACGAGGCCCTGCTGTCTGCGCGTCGAACTCGATGCGGCCATCACCAGAGGTCCCCAGGATGACGTAAGCGTGACCTTCCGGCCAGTCATCCGCACCAGTGCCATCCAAGTCGCGTATTACGTTGTACTCGGTCCCCGCAACCTGACTGTCAACCTTGATATACTCTGTGTTGCCGTTGCCTCTCAGCAGTACGATGGCGTAGCGTGTCATCGCCTGCCCGAAGTCAATGGTTGTGTCCGCAGCACCGACATCTGAGGGCAGGGTGCCCGATCCGTGCGGCACCATCCAGTAACCGCCTGTCACCTGGACGCTGTTCTCGACCCACCGCAAGGTATCTACCTCCGAGACCCACAGCTGGCGGTAGAGGTAGCTGGATGTGCCCAGGTCGTAAGCATTGTTGGTCTTGGGCCTCACCAGGACGGTTCTGAGCGTGCCCTCCACGTAGAGCTTGTCCAGGGTCAGCTCCCCTGATGCGTTAGATCGGAGCAACACATTGGGCGTTGTTGCGGCGTCCGAGGTCATCTCGATGTTACCGTAGTGGACGTTGACTGGCTGGCTCTGCGTCCAGTCAATGTGTTCCTGGGGGACGAAGTTGGTCGTCTCGTTGTGATCCACGTCGCTGTGTTGCAAGGAGATTGTACGGCTCGCCGTGATGTCTCCCCCACCACTGAGGATGCCACCAGATAAGATTAAGACTCCGCTGTGGGCTATATGCCTGTCTGCATCGTAATTCAGCGTCTGGTTGTGATCTACATCGCTGTGCGCCAGGGAGATCGCCCTGCTGGCCGTGATATCACCCCCTCCTGAGAGGATACCACCAGCCGAGATGGACACGCCGGAATGAGCAATGTGCTCGTCCCCCACGTAGTTCAGGAGTGAGTTGTGATCCACGCCCCCAGGAATGACGACCGCTGTGATTTCCGGGCCGGAATCAGTGTAGGTGAAGTCAATCGAGCCAGAATCCACCAGGATGGTGCCCACAGCATCCTGAGCCTCCTCGTCCGAGTAGGTTGATCCAGTCAGGCCAAGCTCTGCGTAGGTGTAGCTGTACTGCGTGATGGCTGCCTTGGCGATGTTCTCGTCGGCCACCGGATGCGTCTGAGGTAAGGCCCAATCCCTGTGCTCTGCGGCCACGAATCCGAGCAGATTGTCGTGGTTGATCTCGTCTGTGCCACCGCTTTCGTGGTATGAGGCGTGTGCCTTGGGCGCGTGCAGATCCGATCCGGAGAGACCAGCGTGCCAGGGGGCTGCGTCCGTGTGGAAGCTCATTGTGTGCGGCGTCATCCCGCCCCCAGCACCCGCACCGCCCGTCACTGACACGCGCCGCGGGCCTGAGCCAGAGACCGTGGAGTAGGCGTACAACCGCCCATCCTGCTCACGTAGAATGACCGAGTGACCAGATCGCATTTGCTGCACGCCACCTACAACCGGTAGGCCGCGTAGCAGTTTGGGGCTGCCGCCCACCTGCACGTCAACGGTGTCACCGTGGACGTTGATGACGGTAGCTGTGCGAAGAGTCCGGTCAACACGCGGGTTTATCTCTTGTCTCATACGAACTCCCTCAGATCCGCCTTGGCCACCAGTTCGGCTCTCTTGAAGCTCATCTGTACGGAATGCACGATGTAGTTACTGTAGACCTCCGGGCCGCCGTCGTGAGGCGTGTAGCGCATCTCAAGCGCATCCTCCGGCTCCCAGTGCAGTTGAGCAGCCGACGTCGGCTGCCGTGATCCAGCCTGCGACACAGCATCACGCACCATCCTCTGAGCCTCTTTGTAGGCTTCCTCTTCTTCCAGGCTCGGACAGTGGTAGGCCACAAAGTTGAGGCCGTACCGCTGCGCAGCCTCGTGGTCGATGTAGTCGCAGATCTCGGCGCCGATGATCCGGATGTGCGTCGGTATGCGGTCCGTCTGTGTAATCCCATCCTCGTAGATGGACAGGTGCGTGCCGCCGGCGGGGAACTCAGCATCGCCGGCGCGGTGATCCGTGAACGTGCCAAGCCAGTGCTCCCATCCACTCAACTCCTCCTCGTCGTACTTGAGGGAAGCGTAACCGAAGCGGAGCACTGGCATCGCCTCGCGGTTGCCGCCCCCATCGGTCACGTACCGGACTGTACTGATGAACTTGATCCTCCTGTCCTCAATCGCGCGTTTCAGGCCGGCCAGGGCGCTGTTTCGGGAGTCTAAGATCGTACTGTCCTTGAGCGCCCATAGCTGTGGCTGCGTGACGCGAATGTTGTCGGGGTCGTGGTCGCCGGTGCGAATGCACACGTAGCCGGCCTTGAGCAGCGCATCCTCCCATCCGTCTGTGTCGTAGCCGTAGACCGGGCCGCAGGCCAAGGTCTGCGCCTGGGCACCGTTGATGTAGGCGGTCACAAAGCGTTCGTGAGCAACAACGCGCACCGTCTTGCCGAGCATTGATTCGTCCAGCACGGCTTCATCTACCTTGACCCAACCAGAGGTGTCCTGACTCGTCTGCCAGAGCTGCACCTTGGGTGTACCGGATACGTTGATGTAGTTGAATGCCAGTGCGGAGACCCCGGATAGTGATGTCCAGTCGCTGACTGACTTGGAACTGACTCGGAAGATCACCTGGAATGTGTCATCATCGCCCCACTGGTCCAGCTCCTGGTGTAGCTCGAACGTCAGGTAGAAGTTTTTGACGTACAGGTCCTCGCCATCCACCGTGGGTATCCAGACGGTATCCCACTCGTTAAACGTGAACTCAGGGACGGTATAGTCCACGGACAGGGCTGTGTCGAAGTCGAGCACGCCGGCCTTGGCCGCGATGTCCTTGAGCACCCATTCGAGCGTCTTGTCGTGCTCGTCGTCATAGGCCCACACGCCCTTGAGGACGATCTGATCGTTGTTGTGCTGCCGGACGGTCGTGCCGCGAGGATGGTCTTCCCCCTTGTCGCTCATTCCGCTACCGCGACTAGACACTTTGAACCCAGGTATCAGGAAGAAGTAGGATGCTCCCACATTGCCACCGGACGAGGGCGTCAACGCATCCCAGTCCTCTTCTTTGCAATGACCGATTGTGATCTTGTCTACCCCGCCATCTACTGTCCAGGCAGTAATCTCTTCGGTAACTCCCAATCCGCCGCCGTCCATCACGCACAAGAGCCAACCGTACCCATCACCATCATTGCTCCAGTTAGAACCAGCAGTCTCTCGGGCAGATTCAGTCTGGCTTTTGAGGACCTGTCCGGAGACACGCTCTGTCATCATTGAGTAGTGCGAACGCCAATCGCTTTGGGTGACCTGCTCAAGCTCCATCTCCTCCTCACCCATATGCAAGGGGGCACCGCCTTCCTCGAACCATTCGTAAGTGTCCTTGTTGGAAAAGCCGGAAGCCTCACCGTGATCGTCCGGCTCCGAGTCGTAGCTGTCCCAAGGCCCTTCGGTTTCGTCCGGCCACTGCCCCAGGTCCCGCGCTAGATGCCTCTCAGCAGCTCGGACGTGCATCACCTTGGTTTCCGGGACGGAAATGTTGCAGATGATCCCCACCTTGCCCCGATCGAAGCTCCAACCGCTGTACGCTTCGTCACCGTGGCGCACCATCTTGTGGGGTTGTCCCCACATATGCTCCAGTCTCGCCAGCTCTGTTCGCGTGGGCGAACCTGAGCTTGCGAAGTGGAACACGGTGGCAATCAACTGGCGACCGCGACGCTTCAGCTTCACCTCGAACAGCTCGCCGTGCTTGAGGTTTGAGGTGTCAGACAAAGCCACAGACGCCAGCTCATACCACTTGTTGTTGTCGGCCTTCCCGTATCCGCTGGCGTTCCAGTCCTCGGCGCCGCGATAGAGCAGGTACAGCTTGCCAGTCACCGCGTCCACCCAGGCCGCGATGACGTTGTACTGGTCGAAGCCACAGCCGACGACGCCGAAGCCGTGCCCCAGGCGCTGAGGGCCGTGTGTGGGGGAGAGATCGTAGCCCATCCCGAACATCGCCCCACCAGCATCGTTCTCCGGCATAAACCGCGCCTTGACCGCGAAGTCCTTAGCGTCGAAGGGCTGTGTGGCGAAGGCAATCAGCGGCTTGTTGTAGGTCGCGAAAATCTGCCGGTTGTCCTCTAGCTCCTCTATCTCGGTCTGGTCGATCTGCGCGGTCTCACCGTCCTCGCCCTCTACGGTGATCTGCCCCGCACTGACTGAGTACAGCTTGTCCACGAGGCCCAGGTTGTCATCGTAGTGCTTGATCTGCGACAGCCACTGCCAGTCCTGGGAGCTGGCCCAGTCCCTGAGCATCCTCCAGATGATGTCCCTGCTCTTGAAGGAGAACTCGCGTGCTCCTGGTGCGTAGCGTGTGGGGATGGAGTCTATGGCCTCTACGGAGATGATGTCCATCTGCCCGTTGTATCCAGCCTTGCGCCAGAGCCATAGGCCGGGGAAGATCGCCATATCTCCATCGGCGTCCAGGTAACGGCCCAGGTAGCCCGTGCTCTCAGTGACTGGGTAGTGCTTGCCGTGTTATGCGGCCACCTTGGTTGTACCGCTGTTCTCGCTGCTCGCCGGCGAGAGGTTCCACGTCCACGATAGCAGGTCTAGGTCCGGCTTGATCTCCCTGATGATGTCGTCGTAGTGCCCGTCACCGATGAACCGGTAGCCGCCCATCAGCCAGGTGCGATGACCCCGCATCACCGTGCTCCCGCCAGGGTAGTAGCAATACTCGCCGTAGACGATGATCTTGGAGCGTTGCGAGTCCGAGCAGAGGTATGAGTAGCGGTCCAGGCTCCAATGCACGCCATCCTTGGACCGCAGCGCCACGTCGTGGGCCTGAGCGTAAGCACCGGTCGTCCCCCCTCGGGAGATGCGCCCTGTGGCCCACATCACGTCCTCACCGGAGATGTCGGGGATGAAGCTCAGGTTGGAGATGCGAATGTAGTTGTGATCGTCCACGATGTCCAAGGGGACGATGGGCTTCGGGTCCGACCACACGCCGTCCTTATAGTTGATAATCAGGGGGAGACCGTTGGTGCGCGAGTTGACGACAATCACGTCGTGGTCACCCATCGTCTCGGCGTCGAACCACTGCAGGGCCGAGGCGTTGTAGTCCTCGTCCACCGGTATCTCGTGGGGACAGGGCTCGACTACGCGAGCCGCGTGGTTGATCCGGATGGTGATCGTGTCCACCTCTGCGACGCCATTGGTGATCTCGGCCAGGACCTGCAGGCGCACTCCGAAGAAGGAGCTGTTGACGATCTCAGGCGTGAAGGTGCCCTGCCACGTCCCATCACCTACAGGATCATCGAAGGTCAACGTCGTCTCCGTGTCCCATACGGCCCCACCACTGGCCCCTGTGCCGATCTGGCCACCAACCCCGATGAAGTGTAGGTCTGACACGGTGATGCTCTGACCGGATCCCTTGCATTCGATCTCAACGCGCAGACTGGTGATGAAGTGATCCGAAGGGATGGAGAAGCCGAAGTCGGTCACTTCCAGGTAGTCACTGGCCTGAGTGCTCATATCTGGTGTCATACTCGCTGAGGCATAAGCGTCGTCCGAGCCGTACGTGTTCCCCACGTTCGTCCAGGCCGGCGTGTCCCCACCTGGATCAACGTTGGCGGCCGCTGATGGTGTGGCCGAGCTGGATGTTTCGTTGACGTGATCGTAGGTGATCTTTTTGAGCTGCAGGTACTTGAACGGGTCGTGCTCGTGCAGAGTTAGTTGGTACAGGTTACGCCATCCCGCCGGCGCGAAGGCCACCTTGTCATCGCCCACCCCGTAGGTGTTGCCGAAGCTCTCCCCGCCAGTCAGATTCGTGCCCACCACGTCGTGGGTATACACGTTGCCGCCGAGACCGTAGAACATTCGGACCCCGTTGCGCCAGGGCAGCCAGACCAACCCCATCCTCTGAGGAACCGAGGGGTAGAGGCCGCTCTGCCCATACTCCCAGGACCAGAAGTTGGAGTTGGCTCCATCGCCCGTTTCCCAGGCCGTGTCCATATAGAAGCCCTGAACAGCATGCAGGTAGTATTTGCCGTTGACATCATCGGCCCACACACGGTAGACGTTGTATGAGTCGGATTCGATGTCGAACGGACACTGCGCCACGCCGTCTGCATCGTACAGGGCAGGGAAGCCGGGTGCCCAGGCCGCGGTCTGCCAGTCTTGATCCAGGCGTATCTGCACGTCGCGTAGGACAATCTCGCTGTCGGGCTCGCGCACCGACTTAGCTTGTTCGGTCAGGACCTCTGATCGTATGTCTTTCATACCGCTACGAGCTCCACTTCGGCCCAAAAGACGGCATTGGTGCCGGATAGCATCGGGGATCGGTTCTCAAACTTCAAGTCCCCAACGAATACCACGTTGTGTGTCTTGCTGTCGTCCGTCTCGGTCAGCGTGAGCACGTTGTTGGGCGGGTTTCCGAGACGGAAGATCGCCTCCAGATCGGCCTTGGTGCCATAGCTGCCGCCATCCGGATCGGTCTCGTAGACCTTCAGCAGATACTTGAAGCGGTCAAGGACCGGCGCCGATTGCACATCAATATGGCCAGTGACCGTCACCCTCACCGTGCTCTTCTTCTCGATGATCGGTCTGTGGCCCTGAGACAGGACCCGGAAGTGCTTCGGGTCTTTGGTCGGTGCGTCTAGTGTGATGTAGCCGTTGATCGCCATTAGTAGGGTAGCCCCCCTTCACGCGGTGGCAGACCACTTGGCGTGTTGTAGTTGTCCAGGATCGCCCCGGCCTCTTGCAGCAATTCCACGAGTCCGTCGATGATCTCGTTGTTGAAGTCGGTGGCCATCGTCGCGATAGAGCGTTGGATATTGGTGTAGCGTTCTTGGAGTTCGCGCATCGCTTCAGCGTGCGCCGCGGACAAACCAGCCTGCCGCTCTTGGAACTCCAACTGCTCCGCCTGGTGCTCGCGCTGCAGGGTCGTGATCTTCTGCTGATGCTCGTACTCCTCCTGATAGGCCGCCTTCCGCTCCTCTAGCTGCTTCATTCGCAGGGCGTGGGACTCCTGCGCCTGGGAGACACGTAGGGCGTGCGACTCCTTGGCGTGCTCCTCGCGCATATCGAACTGCTCCAGGCGCAGTTCGTGGAGTTTCTGGTTACGCTCCTTGAGCTCCTCCAGGTTCTCCTTCTTGCGCTCGAAGTCCTCTTCTTCCCACTCACGGCGTTGCTCCATTCGATCTTTCTCTTCCTGCAGATCCGTGGTCTCCCACTTGCGCCGTACGACGTCGCGCTCCCGTTGCCGCATCAGCCGCTCACGCTGGTAGCCAGTGGCCCGACGAATGTTCTCGTCGTAGTCCTCCATTCTCCAACCGAACTCGATGGCGGAGCGCCCGAATTGCTGGTGCCAGTCCTGCATCTTCCAGCCGTAGACCGTCGCGGCGCGCTCGCGCTGTCTTTCCAGATCCTCGAACTTGTCCTCCATATCCTCTTGTTGGAAGCCCCAACGGGCCATATACATTCGCCTGCTGAGGCCCGTGCTCTCCAGGGTGTGTCGCAAGCTCAGGCCAGCGCTTGCCATCGTGTGCGCCAGCGACATATTGGCTTGCTGTGCTGAGAAGTTGAAGGCTCCAGTGTAGGCCCTGCCGCTGATCGGGCTGATACCGCCCATCTGCTGCACGTAGTTGAATCGCCTGCTCACGTCTTGCAGGCCCCACAGACTGTCGGGGCCTGGAGCGGTGGGCGTACCGCCGCCCCAAAGATATCGTCTCTGAGCAGCGATACGCTCCATCTGCAGGCCGGCTTGGGCCTGGGAATAGCGCGTGTTCTCAGCCGTCATCGCATCCTGGAGGCCCCACAGCGTGTTCATCCCCCAACCGCCGACGTAGTTGCCGTTGGCTCGTGCCTGAGTCAGCCGCTGCTGCGTCGCCCGTAGGGCTGATCCCCAAGAGGAGATGCTCATACCGCCGAATCCGGGCGTCGGGGCAATCTGGCCGATCATCCCGATGGCGTTGTTGAGGGCTGTGCCGGAGACGACGGGCAAGCCGCCACTCGCAGCTGCCTCGAAGATCTCGGTACGCCCGACACCCAGGCGAGTGGCCGCACCCCACCGGCCGGCGATCTCCATACGGCGATTGACCTCAGCCATCTCCAAGCCCTTCATTTGCGAGTAGGCTTTCTGCCAGTCCGTGCCCAAGTAGCCCATCTGCCCCGCTTGCTGTGACCACCACCGAGGCCCTCGGCCAGTGATTGCGCCGGACTGGATCACGTCGCTTTCCAAGATTTCTCTTGGCGTCATCTGCCCCACAGCGCCAGGCGTCATCTCGTAATACTCACCGATCATCTCGGCTGCTCGCTCTGCTGTGACACCCTCGGGACGATAGGTCTTCGCAGCGTACTGGATAGAAGCTGCTCGTTCAGCGGCTGTCATACCTTGGAACCTGCCAGCCTTCAGACGCCTTCCCTTGTAGTACAGCCTGGTGCCTTCGGGGGTCAGACCGAGTACGTTGGGGTCCTGCATCATAGCGACACGCGGGTCATTCGGCGTCCCCCGGCCAACCTCTGTCGGTACGTCGGCCATTATCGCCCCACCGATCCCGCCCATCCCGCCAGCCGTAGCACTCATATGCGTGAGGTTGTAGAACCACCCTCTGTCCTCTCTGGTGCCTGCGACCTGCGGTTGTCTGTAGTATTTCTCCGTGGCCACGCCGCGCTTGCCCTGAGCGAGATTGAGGGCCATCTGCTCCTGGTCGCCGCGCATACTCTTGATGTAGCTGTAGAGCCCATAGCCACCAGCGGCCAGCGCAACGGGGAGCCCAACGCCGGTGAAGGAGCCGCCGAGCATCGTGGCCAGCGTGCCAGCTACCGCCCCTGTGCCGAGGGCAGGGAGGCCAACGCCAGCCGCCGCACCGCCTGTCTGAGTCGTTAGGAACTGTTGAATGTCACCGTAGGCGCGATAGGCAGCCCTGCCCATTGCAACCTGTCCAGCTTTCTTCTGAGCTTGCGCCTCCATCAGCCCCATTCCGATCCCGCTTACGGGAGCCGCGCTTACGGGCATCGTGGCCGCGGCCGCGCCCATCATCGTCTGTGCGCTCTCAGCCGCAACGGGGATATTGCCCATCGCGACGCCACCGGTCATTCCCCATAGCCGGCGCATCATCATCAGCCGCCAACCAGAGGTCAACTGCCCCATCACCCTATCCACGCCCTTCATCGGCCCCTCGGCGCCGAAGAACGAGGTCTTGAACCACTCGCCAATGCCCCCGCTAGGAGCTGCCCCTTCCAGGCTACGCGCCCAGTCATCCTCGCTGGCCTGGATCATCTGCCGGTAGGCGTCCGAGCCTTTCAGCCGCATAGCCGCTGTCGCAAGGCCCACGTCGCCGGTCTCCTGCGCCTGCTCGAGGGCGCTTCCGGTCACGCTCTGGACCTCCCTGGCCAGGCGCTCTGTCCATTGCTTCTGCGCGTCGCTCAGCTCCTGGGTGTTCTTCACAGCAGGCCCGACCTGCTTGCCCCAGTCCTCCAGATGATCGGCAAGCGTGCGCATACGCTTGTTGAGAAGCTTCGTGTTGTCGACAACGCCATCCTCTGCTACGCCGACACCGGCTTCCTCGATCGCAGGTATCATCTGTGCAAGCGACGTCTGCCCGATACCGTGGACGCTGGTGACACCCTTCTTGGTAGCGAATCCAGACGCGCCGGGCAGTCTCGCAATCTCCCGCCTGCGCTTGACGATGCGCCCGGCCAGCTTAGAGCCGACTCCCTTGACCTGCTGTAGTTGCTCTGCGGTGGCCGTGTTCAGGAAGCCGAATCCTGTTGTGGTCAATTCGGGTTCAGGTGGAACGACGCTCTCGAAACGCTGTTGCATCAGATCGGCCTGCGCCGTCGCGGCCATCATCGGGATGGCCGAGCCGAGCTCGCCCTCCATATAGGTCTTGGCCGTGGTCACGTACTGTTGCATCTCCTGGTTGTTCGATTCGCCAAACCGTGTTGCGCCCTTCTGTGCGTGACCGAGCCAGGTGGCCATCTGGTTGGCCATCTGCCGGTAACCTGGCGTGACCTCGCCTTTGTCCTGGGTGATGGCTTGAGAGGCTTCTAGGAACTGAGGCCCGTACATCTCCAAGCCCTCTACGGCGGTCTTGAACTTGCTCTTCGACACGCCGAAGGCCCACTCCATCGTGTCCTTTAGGTCCTGACCGAGCTTGGCCATCCCTTGTGGCACTGAAGGCCCTTCGTCTGGAGGGCTGCCAGGGGGGCCACCTGGAGGAGGGGGTGGGGCGGCCGGTGGAGCACCGGTCGTCCTTCTTGGCGGTCCTTGGCTCCCTGCGCCTCCAGCAATCGGCTCTGAGGGAAGTGGAGCTTCGCCGCTCTCCATAAACGCCTGCACGCTGTCATAGCCCTTCTGCTTGGCCATCCGAGACAGCATCACGGTCCGCTGCATTGCCTGCTCACGCGGATCGCCCTGAGACCAGCCGCCGATGCTCCGCGACGTAACCTCGCCACCGGTGCCTGTGCCGCCCAGGCTGACGCTGGATCCGGACATCATCCTCTCGACGTCCTCTTCGGGCATACCCATCTGACCGAGTATCTCACCAAACAACCCGGGTGCTGCGTCCATCCCGGCCTGTACGCGAGCGGCCAGGGGGTCTGCGTCAGCACGCTTGGACAGTGAGGATCGCCAAGCCTTCGCCCTGGACCTGATCGTGTTGAAGAGCTTGCGTTGGTACGGGTCAAGGTTGGAGACTATTTCGTTGACGACGTCTTCCTGCCCGCGACCGAGGGCCATCGCTGTGGCCGTGAGACCGATCGGGGTCTCTGTCTCCCACTCGCCGGTCAACCGAGCGCGTTGACGCGCCAGCTTGGCACGCTCGAAGTCATCCTCTGCACTGCGCCAACGCTTGACCAGCTCCTCAGCCTCTCCCCAGTTCCGTCTCGGAAACCCTAGCTTTGCGACCAACTTGGGGCTCAAGTGCTTGGCACTCATCAGCGCCGGCATAAACGCCTCCTGGATGCCGGCAGGACCAGCGGAGACGTTCAAGTTTGAGAAGTCTCCCTGGCCACCTGGGCCGCCCAATAGCTTGTCGAAGTAGGACGCGCCGCCCTTGTGCAAGGAGAGCGAGTTCAGCATCCCGACGACCTTCTGCAGCTCAGGCGGCAACTCCTTCGGCGTCTGTGTCTGGCCGTGAATCACTCCGAAGAACTTCTCGGCCTCTTCTCCGAGGCCCATCGAGCGAGCTACGTGCTCCACGTCCTCAAGGGAGGCGTACGTCGGGCCGATGTACTGTCGGAGTTTGTTCGTCCAGGCCATCGCAGACCCAACTGTCTCGGCGTCGAGCTCGTGAAGATTGCGGGGGTCCATCGCGGCCCTCAGCTCCTCCAGGTTGCGGAACTTGTGTCCCCTCGACAGATCCTGGCGCTGCATCTCTTCGACGGCGGTCTGCGCTTGCTTTGCGACGAAGCCTTCTGTTGCCCAGGGGATACCAGGCTCCCCACCAGGCGTCTGCTGGCCAGGGAGCTTGAGCCGGCCTTCTGGATCGACCTCGCCCATCATCAGGTTCCAGAACAGGTCCTCGTCAAAGTCGCGCCCTAGGGCCTCGGCTAGCTTGGGGTTGATGACCAGACCAGTACCCTCAGATAGCTGCATCCCGCGCTCTTTGGCGACTTCGGGGTGGATGACGTTGAACATACGGCTCAGGGGCCAGTCACCAGGCATCGGCTGTCCCATCACGATGGAACCGAGCTTCATCCCTTGTTTCCAACGATGCTCGAACTTGTACTCCCTGGTGCCCTCGATGTGCCGCTGCGATGGGTCCATCCCGTAGGCTCGCATCACGCGCTCAACCGGTGCTGTGATCTCCGTAGAGGCCAACGCAGAGCTGGAAAGCGCGGGACCGCCGAACGCTTTGGGGATTGGCGTGCCCAGGGCGCGTCTGAGGAACTTGCGGCTTTCAGCGAGCTTGGACTGTGCGCCGAGCGCCCCCTGTAGGGCTTCCCTACGGGCCTTAGAGCCGACTTTCTCGGATAGGCCGAGGAGAGCCTTGCCATAGAGCTGCCCGTACGCCGTGGCCTCTTCTGTGGACAGGGAGCCGGACGCCATAAAGCGCAGAGCGTGCGCCGGCGCGGCCAGTACGCCTTCCTCAGTAAGCAGCGGCTTCTGTCCCCACTTGGTCTGTGCCGCCTGTTGCATCACCGCACGCGCAAGCACGGCCTCTGTAGGCTCCTCACCCTCTTCACCAAGGGACATAGCGCGACCAGCCGCGACAGCTTCCTGGACCGCCTTGGGGTCAGGGGCGATAGCGTTCTTGGGATACCCGTGCGGGCCTCCGGAGATCGACGCTTTGATGATACCGCTGTACGCCTGCTTGAGGTCGTAGCCTTGCTTGCGAATCTCGCTGAAGTATTCAGCTACGCCAGGATGCTCAGCGAAGCGTTCCTTGGCAACGCGCTCCAGGCGCTGGACCTCGCGGAAGGGTAGGTGGGCAGGCTCTCGGAGCGCCCAACCGCGCCGGTACATCTGGAAGAACTTCCCCTTGAGGAAGCCCATCGGCTTCTTGCTCTCCAACCGGTAGTAGCCCTCTCCGATCTCAGTGCGGTCGAACGTGTCCTCTGGAAACTGCCAGAGCTGAGACTTGTGGACACTGGGGATCGTGACCGGCTTCTCCGTGTAGAGGCCGCCCTCGCTCTCGGGACGCAGCTTCTCCTCGACGAAGGCGTTGTAGAGAGGCTCGCTGACATCTTTCCACGTCTTCTGTTTCATCCCCTCCATCGTGAGATCGTCGTACCCGCGCCGGCGCAGCGTGGACAGCATCTCGTTAGGGTGTGCCATCCAGTAGGAGTAGGCCAACTGTGTCGGCTCCTTGATCTGCGTCATCCCATAGCCCTTCTCGCCGTGGAAGGCCGAGGGGCTGCCGACGCCGCTCATAAACTTGCTCCAGAACGTCTTTGAGGACAGTCGGGCCGTCTCAGGGGATGCTCCTTGCTCCATCACAGCACGGAGCACGCGCCGATCCTCATACTCACCCTTGCGCTCGTTGTAGTAGCGAGCGTTGACGACGCTGTAGTCCTTGAGCTTCGCCCAGTCCCAGTTGCGGCCAAGGCCGATTTTCAACGGAGCCGCGCCCTCGAAAAGCTCAAGCTTCCCACTGTCACCGGTCCACTCCGTCCCGCGCTTGACGACCTTGGGTTCCATCCCTTCGGGGAGGGGGATATCGTAGGTGTGGGCGCGCCGTACGGAGCCGATCCAGCCCTGCGGCTGCATCTCTATACCCTCTGGCAGCCACTCGCCCAGGGAGATCATCTGGTTGGTGATGACGCCACGGTTCCGGCGCATTGCTGTGGAGCCGAGGCGCAGCGGGGACTGTGCGGTGATGTTCTCTCCCGTCTCGGAGTAGTAGTCGAACATCTTGTAGACGCCCTGGAGCTGCGTGCGCTTGGCGATCTTGATCAGCCTCGAACGGTCCGAAGGGTCGTAGGGGGAGAGAATACTCTCGCCCTTGTGAGGTCCTGCCCACAGATCGGTGTAGACGCGGCTCGGCCACAAGCGGGATGCGCCTTGGCGCGTTACGTATCCTTCCGGCCAGTCCTCGGGGTCCATCCCCTCGACTGAGCCCTCGATGCCCAGGTCAGGTCCTGTCAGGCCGGTGCGGTAGCGGATCTGCTTCGCTGCTGGCAGGTACTTCCAGTGACTAGGCCCCTTCATCGTGGCCACCACGCCGAGGCCGCCCTCTACGGGCCGGTAGTCAACCGGGGGCATTCCGCCGAACTCAGCGCCCAGGTTCTCCTTGAGGTAGGATGCGGCCTGGCCGGCGTTGGCACCTGCGAGATTAGCGCCGGCGAGGCGCTGCGAAAGCTCCTGTCTGGTGAGGCCCCATCCCATAAACGCACCGAGCATCTGCTCGTAGCCCTGTGTCCCAGGCTGTGCGGAAGGGTCGTAGGGGACTTTGCGGTGGACGTGAGCGCCTACTCTAGCGTTAGGGTCTGCAGACCGGACATTCTGCCGGAAACCGCTCAGGATACCGCTCTGCCGCTCGGCCTCTGCCTGGACCTGCTCAGGCGTCAGACCTCTGACACGTATGGAGCTAGGGGGTACAACCGATCTGTTGCGCTTGAGGATACGTCCAGCTCGGGACAGATTACCGCGTTGCAGGAAAGCCGTCGGATCTTCGGTCTGATAGCTCTCCGTGGGCGTAGCGGCCGGTTGCTGCAACCTGGTGGACTGGCCTCTACCGCTGTACACGCCGACGTCCAGAAACGTGGCCCACCGATCGGCGGCAGTCTTCTGTCGCTCGTGCTCGCGCATCAGGTCCCGCTCGCGCAAGTCGAGCTCCATATCCAGTTCAGTTTCCGAGACGGAAGACGATGGGGCTGTGGCACGATCTAACGCGGCCTCGAAGGCCGTGACGCTCTCGCCCTCTTCTGGCGCGAAGTGGTGTCGAGCGCCTTGCGTGCGATCGTACTCTATTCCCTCTGGATCGTCGGGGTCATCGCCTTGGAAATGACGGCCCCTGGCGTTCCAGAGCCAGTCGTCTTTTGAGTAGTCTCTCGTCATTCTCGGACCTCGGCAAGCTGATTAGTTGCCTGCAAACTCTCGAATCTGTTGGCTCCCTCTTCCGCCGCCCACACGTCCTGCATATAACCTGCTGGCTGATCAATCCAGCCACCTTCTCGTGGAAGCCCCCACTTCTCGCACTTCTTGAGCTCCCGATACGCCGGCGGCACGTCCGGCAGGTTGGGTTCTACGTAGATCGTCCTGTGCTGCTGTGCGTCGAAATGCTCCTGAATGGCCGTAAGGTAGTTGAAAACCTCGTCCGCAATCGCTGCTCTACGGCCTTCAGGCGTCACCCATACCTCGTCTGTGTCGGGGTCTCTAATAACCCCGAAACGGATACTGCCAGTCCGGATTGACTTCGCGGACTAGCATCACCCATTCCTTGATCAGTGAGTCGGGCGGGTTGATCTCTTGAATGCGACTCTTGAACTCCTCGAGGGGCACGTCGTCCTTCTCGAACAACGGCTGGCCCCCAACGGTCAGGTTCGTCCCTGCGAACGTCAGGGCGATCTCCTCCAACCAGAGCGTGCGGTTGTTCAGTGTGGTATCAATGCGCAGCGTCCCATCCGGCTCGTACGCCTCGGAGCGTGCTTTGAGGAGCTCGGCTCGGTGGGCGTTCTCGACAAATCCGGCCGGCTCGATGCGTACCCAGGTGTCACCGTCTTCGTCCCACTGTTCCAGGTACTTGGTCTGAGGCTCTACCGGCTGAATATCTCTAGGCATCGTGTTCTCCTTGTGATATGAGGGGAGGCGAGTCCCTCCCCTCTAACTCGCGTCAGGCTACGGGGTCGGCCAGGCGTATGATTCTTGATCGTTGACGACCGTGATCTGGAACGGGTCCCCGCTCGCTGGCTCCTTCAGCACGCCGACCATCGGACAGTAGAGGATGCTGTTGCCCTGCAGTCGGAGCTGCCCGTCTACGCTCCAGTCAACTTCGGGGGCCGTGATCTCAATGCTGTAAGGCGTGCTCGTACCCGAGATGTTGTTGGGCGATTCCAGCTTCGCCGCGACGTTGGTGGAGTACACCGAAGGCGTCCACTCCGTGCCGTCAACGGCGCCGGTGTAGACCTGTTGCCACAGATCGGGATCGGCCCACTTGTAGATGAATCGGAACGCGAGATCGCGCTCGATGGCGACGAGATCGTCGGGGTGGTAGCTCCCAATGACCATCTCGTCCTGTAGCCGCGCAGCACTCAGCTGATTCATCAGCGTGATCTCAACCGACCTCGCTTCCAGCGCTTCAGCCGAAAAGTCAGGCAGCTTGAAGTAGCCGCTGTTACCGGTCGGGATGCTCTGCGTGTCCTCGAAGGTGTTCTCGTAGGTCCACCCGGATGGGTTTTCCTCGAACGAAGGCTCGCGGCCCAACACGCCGACCTGACACGTCAGCGGTGCCATAGCCGCCATCGAAAAGACAGCTTGGGCCACCTTGCAGTCCTGCAGAATCTCCCCAATCGAGTCGCTGGCCGTAGCCCCAGGGATGAACTTGTGCATCGTCAGCCAGGGCAGGTAGGCGTGATCCGTGGACTTAGGCCGGAAGATATGCGTGTGACAGCCAGCTTCCGGCGTGTCGCTGGCGGTCGATACGTCGCCGGTCATCGCGTACAGGAGCCAGCCGAAGACGTTCTTGATCCTGGGCTGGATCGTCGCTGTGCCGCCCACAAGCGAAGCGGTCTTGCGCTGACCGACATTGAACACGCTCCCACCAACCTCCGGTGCCCACCTCTCGGCTTGCTCAATCGCACCCAGGTTGATGTCGAGCGTCTTGTGTCGATAGAACGTGGTGGCCAGGGACTTCTTTGCAGTCTGTCCCCCATAGGCCAGCACGCCGTTTCTGGAAGAAACACTCATCTGAGACTCTCCTTTAGGTTAAGGCGCAGTAGGCGTCTAGCCATTTGCGCCAGTGTTTTTCAGTTGCTCGGTGTTCGATAACCCACTCGTGACCCTGCTTTTGAAGACGTCGACGCAAGCGCCAGTCCTCGATCAACTTGGCGATCTGTGCGTACCACTCGTCGCTGTCGTAGTGGTCCCTGACGAAAAGGGCGTTGTGACGGTTGTTGCACACACGGCGATACACCTTGCAGTTCGTGACGACAGGCACCGCACCTCCGAAGCTTCCGTCACGGAGAGGCCGCTTTGAGGCCATATACTCCAAAGCCTTGATGCCAGACTTGCTCTTGTTGAAGCGATCATCCGGCTCCAAGGGGGCTAGGCCGATGTCGATCTGGCGGATCAAGGCGGGGTAGCTCTGGAAAGGCACTTTGGCACCGATCGTCAGGCGGGGCAGCTCCTTGAGATAGTCCGGCACGAAGCCGCCTATGAAGAAGCGCACGTTGGGATGGTCCTCTGCGATCTTCCGCAGGGCAGGTCCGACTGGTCGCCAGTCGTCTGCGTGAGTATCTGTGCCGACAATCCCTACGGTGAGCGCGTCGTCCACACGGTGCTCGTCTGGAGCGAAGGGCTCCCACATCTCCGGTACAATCGTGTTGGGCAGGACAAAGACCTGCTCGTTGTACCGCTCCATCACATCGCGCAGGTAAGGCGTAGAGGCGGTGCCAGCCGTGCAACGCTCCAGCACGCTGGTCGCTATCCCCTCGCCGGTGACCTCTCTGTGCGAGTTGGTATAGTCGTCATCCCACTCACACACGACAGCCTTGCCGGCTTTCTGGAGCGTCGCGATGAACGTCTCGGCCTCGCGCTCGTGGCCAAGAGGGGCGATAACCCTGGCCAGCACGAAAACGTCATACGTGGCTGGGTCTAGGTGCCCCATCTGCGTGGCCCTGAATGCCCGATCAATCGGCATCCAATCAGCCTGATAGCCGTGCTCGCTCAGCTTCCGATACGGAAAGATGATGCGATAGGCATCGCAGGCCGTTGGCCCGTTCTTGCGCTCGCCAGCGAACAGCCCCAGCACTCTAGGCTTCGTCACAGGTCAGTACCTCCCACTTGATCCAGCCTTGCCAAATCCAGCTACTAGGCGGTCCGCCACCCTCGACCATATACCCCTCGACAGGCCGCACGATCCCTGCCACACTCTCGCCGAATGAATCGCGGCAGGTGAGGGCGGTAGGGGACTGGAAGATCGCGTCCTCGACGCGTCTCCGGAACAAGTTGGCGTGCTCACGCGCCTCTTGTCTGGTCAGGTCCAGCGTTGTGAAGAAGCAACGGAGCTGCGCTGAGCCTCGACGCCACCAATACTGACTGCCGCCGATCTCTGCTGCCCCACCGATGTAGGGCGCGCCTCGCTGCGCCTCAGTGGTGTGCTGGCGCTCGTCGGCCAGTTCGTGAGGCCATTGCTCGCGCTTGGGCGGGAAGTTGGGGTGCAGCGTGACAGAGTTGATCGGGTCCTGCGGATCGGACTGCAAGCGGCCAGCACGTATGAGGCCAGCTCGCGAGAGGTCGTCCTCTGGCACGCTGTCCCTGCACTGAGACGTGATATCCGCGACCAGCGCGTCGATCACCACATCTACGATATCGGTAGTCATTATCTAGTCGGTCTCCAGGTCTGAATCTCTGCGTTCTGCGTGTGCGTATGGACGATCTGGATGTAACGTTCCTGGAATGCCTCGGCCATACGCGCCAACGGATTGTGTTCGGGGTTGCCGCTGTCCCATTGCTGGTCCCATTGATCGATAGAGGCCGAGCCAGCAGACTTACCGCTCAGGGCCGCGGCCGCTGCGTAGTAAGCCAGCGCCTCCTCTGCCCATCGCGGTGCGTTCGCTGGCGTACCCTCGCTCAATCGGTCGTAGTAGGCGTCGTAGTGGACTGTGAAGGGGTTCTCGGGTGCTGTGTTGAAGACCAGCAATCCCCCGCGTCTCCGATACGCAAGCTTCGCGTTGGACGCAGGCAGCCCTACACCAGGCTTTGCGTCGTACTCCTCGATGAAGCCAACGCTGTCCACCTTCACCAGGTCGATGCTGTATACGTTGTCGGGCAGCGGGAAGGTGGCCGTGCTCCCATCCACCTCATTCGTGTAGTCTACGTCCGAGACAGCGGGGCAGTACGCCGTGAAATCGTTGAGCGCCCAGTTGATGTAGAGCGTCAATTCATCGTCGGAATACTGGCTCTCGCCGGCGTTGGCCAGTATGGTGCGTGTGGCCTGCTGTAGAGCTGCTAGTGTGATCACGTTAGGGTTATCCTTTCCGTCACGGAAGAGGGTAGGGGGCTAGGCCCCCTCCCTCTCAGCTAGTCGATCCTAGCCACCGGTCGAAGCGCGGCCCTTGAAGCGGACGTTGCCAGCGGAGTAGACAACCTCGAAGCGATCCGGGAAGAAAGGCTGGTACTTGATGTACGCATCCCAGGAGAACCGCTTCATCGCCATCGCGTCATCGACCGTGGGCGGGGCGTGTAGGGTAGGGGGCTGAGTGACGCCAGCCACAATGCCCTTCGCGCCACCCAAGCAGACCGTCGCGTGGACATGCCGGCCGAGCGTGACGTAACCATAGATGCCGGTGTCAACCTCGGTGTCATAGTCCTTCTGCAGCGGCCGGTCGAAGCTCAAGCGGTCGTCGTCCGTGTTCACGGAGACCAGACGCCGGTTGGTCAGCGAGCCTTCGGTGTAATCCACACCGTCGCTCACGCCGTAGTCGCTGGTCTTGGTCTTGTGAATCGTGACGATCTCGCCCTCGTGGCCGGAGAACGCGCTCGCCTGCCCAGTGTCGAGCTGGACGTAGCGGGTGTTGGCCGGCTGACCAGGCGTAATCGTGTCGTCCACCTTCGCAGCAGCGCCCGTACCTGCGGGGGCCGAGGAGACGATATCGGCTGTCTGCGTCACAGGACCGCAGTTGTAGAGCGTGCAGCGCGTGGTCTGGATGAACCGCGTGGCCTTGAGGCGACCAACCTCGATATCCATCATCAGCTTGCCGAAGTCGCCAGCGTACTCAGCCGCTTCCTTGAACTCCCCACCGGCCTCGTTGCGGATGTCGTAGAGGACACCAGGGGACGTGATTGCGATCATATCCCCGGTCGGGCCGGTTGGGTTGTTGGCGAACGGAGCCTCGCGATAGCTCATACCGAGCCAAATCTGATCCAACAGGCTCGGTTCGAAGAGGTCACCGTTGCCGAGATCGTTGAAACCATCGTTGGAGGCGTCCCCGCAGTAGAGCTCGTAGGGACCCTCGAGGAAGGCGTTGCGAGCCAGGATGTCCATATGATCGGCAATGGACCGGGCCATCAGGTCCCGAATGATGGGAATCAGCCCCGCACGACCGCTGTTGCGCCGCCAGTAGTTAACATAATCATCATCGCTTGTGTTACTACGCACTCAGTGCGCGGCTAGGTCATTTCTGCCTAGCTCTCACGCTCTCACGTGAGGCCGGACTATATCTTCATCCAATCAGGATGCCGGGTACTCTAAGTCGGTTCTCCGATAGTCTCTGAACCTTCCCCTGGTCTAGGGGCTCGGCTGCTGATTGCCCAATCCCTGAGATTCTCAAGCCTTCGCGCTCACCGTTTCCAGTCATCGCTGTGGCTCTCAAGGCTCTAAGGGGGTTCCAGCAATTCACCCGATTGCCCTCTTACGCTAGGGCCATCGCACCTTGCGGTGCGAGCAAGCTCGAAATGAACTTGTGCAGCGCGACCTTGCCCATGTGGTGCTCGGTCGTGATCGTCCGCTGGTTGCTGTCGGTGTACATCGCGTGAGCCCACAGATCGCGCAGGCCGACAGCATCGGTGTTGGGCTCCAGGTCGTAGACCTGCGAGAAGGTCACCTGGTTGGTGTCCCGACCGCGGAGGTCGACGACAGTTGGAACGAATCGAGTGAACACATTGCGCGTGCGCCACACGTCCAGCAGCAGCGGGACGTACCACGCTCGCGTCTTCTTCGTGATATCCCCCCAAGGGTTATCACTATAGGTTCCGGCGAATGTAGCCATTTGTGAGTCTCCTCTGTGTGTGAATCAACCTCGCACCGTGCGAGGCTATACCGGTCACAAATGGCTCTCCAACGACCTAGGGAGATATTCAGTTAGTAGCTACAAGTCAAAGCCCTCTGCACCTTGCGCGAGATCGCCACTGAGGGTGTCTTCGGACAGCGCGTAACGCTTATCGACTTCCTCAGCACCGAGCATCGACGCAAACTCGCCTAGCGCCTCGTCAAATTCGTCTGTGCCGGCGAGATCGGACAGCTTCGCAGCAGCATCCTGTATGTCTTCCCCCAAGGCTGTAGACTCGTCCTGCGCGGCAGGTGGAGTTGGAACAGCGCCTTCACTCAATTGAGCCTTGATCTGCGCTTCACGCTCCTCGACGATGCTCGACACCGCTTCGTTGAAATCACCCAACGCGGCGTCCAGGTCCTCGGGATCGTCAGCATCTGGCAGGGCCTCAAGCGGGAAGCGGAGCAGGTCCGGGTAGTTCTTCCGCACCAGGTCCATCTTCGCTTGCTTGGCCGCCAGTTCAGCAGCTTGAGACTTCGCGGTCTGTAGCTCTTCTTCTAGCTCGCTACGGCCGCTCGTCGTTTGCTCAAGCTCGTGCTGGAGCCGGTCAACCTCGGCCTGCATCTCGTCCATCTGGTTGGACAGGTTAGCTTTCTTCTCCTGTGCCTCCTGGAGGACGGCCTGCTGGCCAGAGTAGCGGCTCTGCAATTGATCAACTTGCTCTTCGAGTTCCAGGGCTCTCGACTTCCAATCGACCTGCTGCCCAGGGGAATCGTCAGGGGTAGGAGTACCTGCTGGCGCTTCCTGCTGGTCAGGGGTTTGATTGAGTTCTTCTTCGCCCATCTCAAAAACTCCTTTGTATCCAACCGCTCGGAATCGAGCGGAGAGCCAAATCGAACAGCGGGGACTCGAACCCCACAGCGGCCCCCGACGGGCTACTGCTCGTTACGCTTGCTATCGTCCTTGTTCTTCTTTTCCGTCGCGGAAGGCGATGCTTCCGCTTCCATCTTCGTCTGCCACTTCTTGAAGTCCTGGATGCGCTCCTTCTCCAGCTCCGGATCGTCTATGCCACCGAGCAGCTCGAAGGCTCGCTCAGGGCTCATACGGTCCACGGTCGAGAGCTGGACGACCTCGTCCACGATCTCCTGCCGGTCCTGCGGCATAATGGGCGCGAACTCCGTGATGATGTCGTGTCTCAGGTGCTCCTTTGTCAGGTCGGCCACACCCTTGCTGATGGCCATCATCGCCAGCTTCTCACCAAAGCTCTGGAAGCCGCTCATACTGTGAACCCTGGCCGTCCTGGTCTTGGCTATGAGCTGGTACATTCGGAAGGCCAGCGTCAGCGCCGATCTCTGAGAGCCTTCGTCAATGCCCCATACCACGCGGGGCGTGAAGGAGAGGTTCCGCACCAGGTCCTGAAGAATCTCCACGAAGTCGTTGGTGCCGGCGGGGAGATCGGGCGGATCCACCACACCGAGCTCCGGATCCACGTGGTTGGGGACGCCGATGCCCAGGTTGAGTATCACGCTTGGATCGCGCCGTAATCGCTCAGGAGCCTTCGCCATACCACGCACCCACATCTGACGATGGGCATTCTCGGCCACCGTATCCCCGATGTTGGCGAGCTGTAGGTTGATCTCGTCCTGCAGGCCCATTACGGCCTCTATGGGGCAGATCCCGTAGAACGAGCCTGCAGGAGCACGCCAGGTTGGGATGTACTCAACGGGCAGGAAAGGGCGGTCGGTGATCGGGTCTCTGAACGGGTTAGGGCCGCGCATCGGCTCGCGGTTGTAAGGAGATCGGGCCAGCTCGTTGTCAATCGTGACTTCGTAACCGCGCTCCGTCCAGTGCTCGACGTACAGCGCCGTGTTGCCGCCTTTCTCCTCCAGATCGACGTTGTACTTGAGCTCAGCCTCGCGACGGTTGATCTGTCGAGCGAACGTGTACTCCAAGATGCGGTGCGGGTTAGATGAATCCCAAACTGGGAAGAACTCAGCAGGGGGGATGGCCTCGATGACGATGTTGGTATCGGAGTGAGCGCCCGGATCGAATCGCGCCCGATAGACACACCCGCCGAAAATCTGCATCGTGCTCGCCTGCGTCACGATCAAGCCGTCGCGGTCGTTCTCGATGAATAGCTGGTTGATGAAGTCCTGGAGCTCGTCGGCTCGCTCCTTAGCGGTGTCTGTGCTGTCCTTTGCTTTCACGCGCCAGTTGAGCACGTTGTCATCGTCGTACTCGCCCAAGAGAGCCGCGTGCAGCATAAAGACAATGGGTTGCACCAGGTTGATCTGGAGCGGGTAGAGCAGCGGCGGCTCGCCATCGTCGGTCTTGACGTCGGCTTTGCGCTCTAGGACCTTGCCAGAGAAGTAGTCCCACGCAGCCCGGTACTTGGTTGACTGGGCTGCCCACTTGCTGTTCGGGTAGGCACCAGGATCGCTCAACCCCATACTGGATGCTGAGGATACCGACACATCGCTGGTATCGCTGATCTGCTCTGGTGTGAGCGTTGGCCCTGAGTTCAGAAGGTCACTGAGAAATGTCATCGTTAGAATGCAAAAAGCCCCAGTCCGTGGAAGCACCACGGTCTGAGGCTCTGCGGTCTGGCCGTCTGGCCTAAGCTATTCGGTTAGTTGAGGCAAATCCTGTCGACTACTGCCCCTATCTCTGCTACTACGGCCCAAGGGATCACGCGCTCTCTCTTGCTCGCCCGATCCCACACACATATGCCGCGCTGCTGGAACTTGCACAGCAGCGGGCTATGATCGTCCGTCTCGATGCGTAGCTCGCCCTCTACAGACAGCACGAGCTTGGCATCACCCGTATTATAGAGCACTACTGAACGTTCGTCAAGTAACCGCTTTCGGGGTTTATCGCCGCCAACCATCTCTGCCCCCCGACCTTCTCCAGTCATAGCCGTCGCTGATCTCCAAGACGCTATGCGCTGAAGCGCGTGTGAAAAGTGCTTTGAATTTCTTGGCCAAGAAATGCCTTCCGCTTTTGCAGAGCCAGTCGCGTAGGGTAGGGCGGCGGAGTTCGACGCCGTTGACCAGCAAGTAGACACCGTCCTGCGTCTCAAGCCACTCGACATCTTCCGTCACGGAAAGCTCCTCCTCGGTGTAACTGGCTATTTCACGCATCATCTTCTCCTTACGTGCAGAGAGCGGCTCCTGTGGAGCGAATGGCGCATCGAGGGCCTTCTGTCACGGCTCATAGCCAGCAGAGGGATCGTCCAGTGATTCGATTGCTCCCCGGCCATCTCGCCGGTGAAGATGCGCCGGCGCATCCAACCGCCTGCGATCTGCAGGGCGCTTACGATGTCCTGGGTGAGCTTCTTGTCAGGGAAGGCGTATTGAGCGAGCTGCCGGCGCAGGCCCCGGATGTAGGGATACTTCAGCAGGCCACGCTGCATAATGAGCTTGATCGCGTTGTGGTAGGCCTGCTTCTTGCCGGTCAGGTTCATCCCCTCGACCAGGATGCCTTCGCCCACATCGGAGAAGGCGAGCTCGTCCATCGCCTTCTGCGAGCCGGTCGCATCGAACGCGGCGCCGACCGGTTGATAGAGGTTCATCGCGGTCTTGAAGCTCGACAGGAAGGGGATGTAGGAGCCGCCTCCGTACACCCAGTCGAACATACGGAGCGTTGCCGGATGCTCAGGGAAGCCGGTGATGTCCAGGACCAGGACCACGCCGGCGTTGCGTCTAGGCGGTTCGCCCTGGCCAGGATCTCCGACGACCAGATAATCCCGGCCACGGTCAGGCGGCATCATAAGCTGGTGGCATCCTGCAAGGCTCCTCTCCTCATAAGCGAAGCCGGCCTTACCTTCCTTTATGCCCTGGTGACACAGTCGATTCAGGCTCCGGTCCTCGCACTGCTCGATGACAGCACGCGCAAACTCCTCACACGTCCCCATCGGCCTCGCGCCTTGCATCTCGATGGCGCGCAGCTCGGGTGGCAGGGCCTCGCGCATTAGCCTCACGTCCCGCTTGGTCAGGGACTCGTTCATACTGGTGGTGATCGTCATCGACAGGTACGTCTCGGGGTCCTTCTTGGCCTTGTCGTAACGCTCCCATAGCCAGGGGACGTCCGTCGCGGTGGTGATCACCGACAGGCGGCCGAGGCGCGGCCGGTTCGTGGGTCGCTCGCCACGTAGGCGCGTGCGCATAATCTGGACCGTGCTCGGTGAGTCGATGAAGCCGAACTCGTCACCGTTCATCCAGTCGCCCTCCCAGCCGCGCAGCTTCTCGATCTCGTCAGCCGCGCTCATAAACTCCAGCTTGCTGTTGTTGTAGAGCTCGATGGTGGGGTAGGGGCGTCGCACAGCACGCTTGATGAACCGTTGATACCGGTTGCCGTCCGCACGCTCGATGATGGCCTGGTACATCAGCTTGGCCTGCCAGAACGTGGGAGCCACGTTCATAAACTTGAAGTAAGGCGTGAGCGCAGCCCAGGTAGCAGCAGAAAAGGCGACCATAGAGGTCTTGCCGGAGTTGTGATGGACAAGACCGTGCGCCACATAGTTGTTGTAGATGGGGACGTGAAAGTCGTAGAACTCAGATTGGTCGAGAGCCTCGATAGAGCTGATGGGGTCCGGCCCGCCTGTGGAGCAGAGAGGCGATCCGACGTGAAGGTCCTCAAGACGGCGATAACCGTTAGGCGTGAGGAATGCGTGCCGGCCAGTGACCTCGATCTCGCGGCCGCTGGCCATTGTGACGCGGTAGATTTCCTCTACGCCCTTGACGTAGGGTTCACCCGCTTGCGCAGGGGTGAACCCATCTCCGGTCCACGCAAGGACCGTGTGCGTTCCCTCGATCTCTTCTACGGGCGTCTCTGTGTCTGAGACAGGATCGTAGATCAACGTCCCAGGCGCGAGACAGCCAACGCCGCCGATAATCGTCACCTCGGGCTGCGACGACACGTGGAGGGGCGTCTGATAGTCGTGAAATGCCCATCCACCGAAGTAGTAGTCGGTGAAGTAGGAAGGATTCTCCGTGGCCGCCTTCCTGAATATGGCCTTATCGTCCGTGGTCAGCCGGTAGGCCACCTAGTCTACATCGTCCTCCTCCTCAGCCTCGTCTCGATCCTGCTCTTCCTCGATCTTCGGCTGAGGCATCTGCCGTAAAGAGTCGGACGAATAGGCTCCGTCCAAGGCTCCGGCAACTTCATCTGGCAATTTGGGCATGCATTCTCCTTTCCTGAACGTTCGTTAAGTTCGTATAGCCATTATAGGACATCCTGCCTGGACAACCACCACAGCAGTCCCAGGGTCATCCGGCAGTCATCAACCGCCCTGTGGGCACCACTGATATCAAGACCTGCTTCCTTGGCCGCCTCTGTGAGCTTGACCCACCGATAGCTGCCTCTCTGCGGATCGTAGTCGCCGTGCCAATAGCTCCAGATTTTCATCGCACACCCTTTGAGCTTTGGGGCAGGGCGGCCGCCGATCTCCGAGTGCCCAATACCAGCGTGGTAGATGATCTCGCTGTCGTACCCGTAGTTGTAAGCCACAAGCGCCGCGTGCTCCGAGACGGTCGCGTGAAAACTGGTCAACACAGGCCTTGCGGATGGGGCGTCGATGACCATCTCGTCGGTGATACCGTGGACATCCGAGGACGCCTGCGGGATAGGGCAGTCAGGCCTCACAAGCGTCTGGTAGACCACATCGCCCAGTCCATTGATCACCCCGAGCTCCACAAGCTCTGCATCCTTTGGGTCAGTCCCTGTCGTCTCTGTGTCGAAGATCAGCAGATCCTGCCCGTATCCAAGCAGTTGTCGCGCCCACTTAACCGCTTGCTTCTTGCTCTTCTCGCTCACGCAGCATTGTCCTCCTGTGTCGTTGGCAGTGGGAACAGCGGTGCAATCCGTCCCAACCCTCTGTGTTCTCCGTGGTCTCCTCCACGATCTGCACCGTCGCTTCGTCGGTCACAACATAGCCACAGAGGGTCAGCAACGCCCCGTCATAGTGGCGCGAGATCAAATGCGCCACCTCGCCAGCGGCACTGGTTCGATAGGCATCTCTCTCCCAATCTGGAACGCGATCAAAGCTCGTTCTCCTGCCTGGCTCACCAGAAAATCTCATCCACCATCCCCGATTTTTGCCTCTGCGGAAACAAGAGGCACGTTTTCCTTGTACAACTCCTAGACCTTATTACCATCAAGTCCTCGATTTCAGCCGGGTAGGGCGGTCAAATCCGGCTTTTTGGGTAAATGGTTCGTATAAAAAGAGTTATCAGAACCATACCCTATTCCCCCGCAACGCCCCCGAAAGCGTCTCTCAGGTCCTCCTCGAAGCCGCTCCAGTCAGTTCCCTGGTCGCTCCTCAGCTCATCGAGACGCTCCTGAAGAACCTCCAACTCCCTGTTGATCTCAGCCTCGCCAGGCAGAACGTACAGAGATCCCGGCATCGCGTCAGGCGCCATAAAGTGAGCGCTGATCATCCTGTCCGTGAGCAACGTCACGTTCAGGACCTCGAAGGTCTCACCGGCAACTGGGCAGGTCTCGGCATCCTGGCACGCCTCGCACATACGCTCGCCGTACCTCTTAGCGACCTCCACAGCCTGCCCAAAAGAGCTGGCCATCACAGGGACACTTGCGGCATCTCCAGAATTCTGAATCACGACGTCGAACAACATCGCACGTTTAGGCTCTAAATTCACCCTACATTCTCCTCGGTTTCTCAAACACTACCCGGCTCATATATCCACCCCCTCTCGCTCGGTCTCGTTCTGCACCTCGTCGTCCGTCGGAGTGTAGGTGGGCTTTGGTCTGTCGAGTGCTGCAGGATTGTTCATCGAATCTCTTGTAGGAGCGCCATATACTTACTATGCGAAATGGCCTCTTTCACGTCATCCCAGTTGGCGACCACCTCGCTCATTGGCCAGGGATTGCTCTTGCGCCGATCCGAGATCAGAGGCCCGTACGGCACTCCCAGGAAGTCGCAGATCTCTCGGACGGTCTCCTCGAGAACGCCTTCTGCGTCTCGCCCTTCGCCGCCCACGACGTCCCTGTAGGTCAGGTGCAGGACCTCGTTGGGCATATCGTCCAGCAGCCCCCTCATTCGCACCTGGTTTCTATCGTTCCTCTGCGCTCGCTTCATAAACCAGGTCGGATCGACGTCGAAGTGCGGCATCTCAGGCCGATCATCGCCCTCACAGATATGACCATACCGCGGGTCTTCTGTGTGCATGTTGACGGCCGCACTGAACGCTAACCGCAGCACGTTATCGCGTGTCAGGTGCATGACCTTCAAGTCGTTGGCGGAAATGAAGTCGAGTACGTGAGGGCCGACCTGGACGTACGTCACTTTGGCGCAGAGGACGCTCAGGGAGACCTGAGAGTAATAACGAGTCAGAACTTCAGCGTTGTTATCGCCCTTCTCGCGCCAGGGGGATCCAGGGAGAAGCACCTCGCCGTCGAAGGCTGAAATGTCGCTGTGGCTCCCCAGGCTGTCTATCAGGAACGAGCTGGCGGTGCGCATATTGGCCACCACGATCGCGTCGTCGTAGCCGCGCTGTTTACGTGCCGATCTCACACAAGACTCAATCGAATCCAATAACAATCCTCTCTCAGCATCCGACCTCAACTCCCTTGCCTCAGCTCTTCACCACTATGAGAGGCCAGCCCCCTCCCCTGCTGGCCGATTCTTCCACCCTCCGGACTTTCACCGGCTAAGGAGGCAACGGAATAGAGGACGCACGAGCGGCAAAACCCGTGCGTGGCAAGGATTGTACCATTCGACTGTACGTTAGTCAAGTACCTACTGTACGCCCGTCAAATGGCCTACCACCTCAGAGATGTGCGTGGGGATCATATTATTTGTACGTTCGTTCAAAGTGAACGGTGGGGGGGTCTACCCGTCCCCATAGGGGTAGGCCCCCCCCACCCCATCCCCCCACGGAGGTCCCTACGATGAAGGTCTCGACGCACGTCCACGAGAAGGATCAGGTGAAGCGCGTCAAGGACTACGGCTATCCGCTGGTCCAGGACGCCTTACGCGAGGTCAAGCAGACGTTGATCTCGGAGCTGGAGACTGACTGCCCGGAGAAGAGTATCGCTGTTGCTCTTCGTGACTGGTCGGGCAAGGCTATTCACAAGACTGGGCATTCCACAGGCACGGACTTGGTGGCCATTGTCCGGCGTGGCGTAGTGCACACGTTCCTCAACGCTGACAACTTGCACACGGACGCTCTCAACGTGACCCGCCTGATCTTCGCCCCATAGTCGATAACCAGGGTGCTATGCCCTGGTACGTGTGGTTGGTGACCACGCGCTGATGAGACAGCCATAGGGGCGCTCACAGTATCACCCCATTGGAGGTAAATCACAATGGCTACCGCTAACACGATCTTGGAGAACGCTTCCGTTGAGCAGATCGCACAGGTTGACGGCATTGGTGTGGCTCTGGCGCAGCGGATCAAGGACGGGCTGCCGTACGAGGACTTCTCGCATATGGTGGCCACCGTCAATGGCCTGGGCAACAAGAACAGCCAGGCCCTGCACGAGGCGCTCTCTGAAGCTACCAAGCGAGAGAACGCCACCTACGACGACAGCCGTGAGTATCGCCGTGGCCAGGGCAGCACACGGTGCTACGCCGTGATCGCTCGCTCGGACAAGGGCACGTTCCTGGTAGAGGCCGTCAAGGCTGACCAGCAGAGCGATGTGGAGGAGAAGCACGCTCAGGCACGTAAGGCTCTGCTGACCTGGATGGAGGAGCGCCCGGACGTGCGCTTCAGCTTGCGCCAGGTGGCTCTGTCTATGTTCAACAACTGGATCAATCAGGGTAAGCGCTGCCTGCCCCTGACCAACTGAGGTAATGATGAATCTACTAGACCTAGGCTCACTCGTTCTGCTCGCCGGCGCAGCGTATGGGCTGTTCTCTCTATGCAAGGAGGTCTACCGATGAGAGCCTTCCTCACAGCCCTGGTCCTGCTCACGCTCATAGGCATAGCTGCATACGCCTGTGTCTACGCCCCTACAGTCTCCAGTCTTGGAGGCTTCTAGCATTCCCTTGCACTGAACGTTCGTCAAGTTAGAATACCCCAGGAGGTACGATGTCTTTCTCACGGATCTACTCGTATGACAGGCCCTCGAAGTACTACATTTTGGATGGTTTCGTTATCGCTGCTGATGAACTGACCAAGGAAGAAGCCTTCCGCCTAGCCCACGGCGAGGGCGATGGCCCCTTCAATACGTATGGTGAGGCCGCTGCCGTAGCCCCCCTGCCTGAGACTCAAGAGACCGAATCGAACGCAATCCCGATCTAGAATCACCCCCCCCTGGCCTCAGTGCCAGGGGCTAGTCTCTTTCCGAGACGGAAGGAGGCTGGCCCCTGTCGCGGAGAGTCCGCGCAGGCAATAGACCCCAAGGAGGTCAATACGATGATTCAGGAAATCACACTGATCGGCCGGCTCGGGCAGGACCCGGAGATGCGCTACACCAAGAACGGAACCGCTGTGACCAACTTCTCGCTGGCCACGTCGCGCAAGTACACGAGCAACGGCGAGCAGGTCGAAGAGGTCACCTGGTGGAAGGTCACCGTGTGGCGTCGCCAGGCCGAGACGTGCAATGAGTTCCTGCACAAAGGCGCGATGGTGCGCGTCCGTGGCCGTATGGGCGGCAACCGCGTGAGCAAGAGCGAGGGCAAGTTCTATATCGAGCCCAACATATGGACCGGTCAGGACGGTGAGCCGCGTTGCCAGTTCGAGGTCAACGCGCAGCACGTCAAGTTCCTGGACTACAACCCGGACAAGGCCCAAGCACCGCAGAGCAACGGATCTCCGGAAATCCCCTTCTAGCCGGCCCTAGTCCTCACGCAAGAAGCCTCTGGTCTCGCGGCCAGGGGCTTTTTTGCATCCTGGGCGTCACCGTGGCGTCCCTTTAGTCCTATGGAGGTAACGATGCTTATCACCCGCAAAACCGCCCTGGATCGCCTGGCGCACTACTTCGCACCGCCGCAGGAAGAGATGGTGCGCCAAGCCTTCGCCAACGAGCCGCCCGAGATGATCAAGGACGTGCTCGTGAACAGTGCCAAGGGCGTTCTCGCCGGCGGCACCTGGGTCTCGTCGCCTGAGGAGGCCAGGCAGGACCTGGCGTGGATCGAGGCCGTGGACTGGTCGGCGTTCGCTTCCGTGACGGAAGAGATGCTGCCGATTCCAGCCCCCTACCCCACCCCCGAGCCGGACCTCACACCCATTGTAGAAGCCGTACTCACGCAGCCGGCGCAACCGACCGCGATGACCGATCTCGTCGCCAAGGCCGTGGAGTATCTGTACCTTGAGCTTGGCCAGGAGGACTGGAGCGTGGAGGAGTGCCTGCAGTTCCACGTCAACCTTGCCCAGGCACAGCGTCTAGCTCTACACGAAGAACACTGGGAGAGCCGTCTCGATGCCGCCCTCACCTGGATGATCGAGGAAGGCGCTACCGAGGACGATATGAGCGCCTGGTTCGACGTCATTGGCCAGTTCGGCGTCGGCGTCAGCCGCTATGAGGACAACGAGGACGTCGGCTGGCACCACGTCTTCCGCACCCCCGACCTGCCCCGCGTCGAGATGGAGTACAGCCCCAAGACAGCCGCCAGACTGGCCGAGCTGCCGGCTGACAAAGGCGGAATCCCCCACCCCGAGCAGCTCTACAACGCCCTCGCCCGCGAACCCGCTTCCGTCACGGAACCCGCCCCGCAGAACCCCCACGGCCGGCGCTTCGTCGTGCTCTGCAAGTTCAAGGACGGCTACAAGGTCGTCTACGCCGCTAAGACCAAGAGCAAGGCCCAGGAAGCGATGAAACGCGCTAACCAGCAATGGCACGCCTTCACCAAGATGCGCCCACCCAAGGGCGACGAAGTACAGCGTTGGATGGCCGCCAGAGAGCCCGTAGAGGCCCTATAGCACTGTACGAAAGTACAAGCACGACTTGACAAACGTTCAGTAGATTGTATAATGGAGCGCACACTGAACGAACGTTCAAAAAGCACGCGCAGGAAATGGCAGATCGAGCGTGTGTGTGCGTGAGACGATAACCACGCAAGCCCCATAGGAGGCAGAATCTGATGTCTAGCCCGATGGCCCGGATGGGCAACCCCTACGAGATCACCCCTGTTGACCGTGCTGCAGAGGACTTCCAGGCTTCCGTGACAGACGAGTGGACCGGTAAGGTCTGCCCTGAGTGCGGAGAGCTGACCGACTTCGAGATCACCTTCAACCGCATTGGAGCTCACGTCACTTGCCCCGAATGCGGCTATCCCCGCGACGTTGAGCCTTACGAGGCTCCTGCAGTGCTACCCAGGAGGATTTGATGCCTACAGTCTACTGTGACGAATGCGCTAAGCCGCTCTCCACGTCCGAAGCCTTCCTCACCGAAGGCGGAGGAGCGTTGTGTGCTGAGCACGCCCCACCCGCTCAGATCGAGATCCAGGTAGACCGATGCCGCCAGCCTCTGTGTCCGCAGTGTGGGACGCCGTTGGAGTGCAACGCGGCTCTCTACTACAACGCCCTGATCCTGCACGTTGAAGAGGGCTCGCTGATCCCCTCGCTCTCCTACGAGAAGCCAGACTCTACGCAAGTCCTCACCCTGCAATGCCCAACGTGTGATTTCTCCGTTGATCGAGAGGTCACGGATATCGTCTTCACTAGCTAGGAGGTCAACAATGCCTAAGTTCTCTCTCTTTTCCGTCTCGGAAGATGAAGGCGGCTACGAGATTCTGCGTGCTCAAGTGGAGTTTCGATGGCCCTTCTACTTCCTGATCGTGGCCCAGTTCGCCACGCCAGCCGATCCCCTGATCGGAGTCACCAGGCTGTACCACCTTTCGATCACTCGTCACCTACGCTCGATCACGCTCTTGGATGGCCCTGCCTACCAGTACGACGGGCCAGGGACGTTCCTGACGCGTTCCAAGAGCTGGTACTTCCGACCCAACGCTTGGTACGATCTCTACTTCGACCGTGAAACCGAGACCGCGATTGCTGTCTGTGGCCACCACGTCGCAACCCACAACGATCCCGACAAGGCCCACGGCCCCCTTTGGACAGCGTTCAAGGAGGCAGCTTCTCGCGGTTGGTTTGACAGTCTGCCGGAGCTCCCGTTCTGACCTGGTCGGGGCGGTCGCAAGGCCGCCCCACCCCCCTACCCCATAGGAGGCACGATGTCCGTTCGGCTGCAAGGGTTCCTTGCCTGCGCTGTGGTCGCACCGGCCGCAGTATGCGTCCTCGCTTTACTCATTGAAAGGATAAGAAGCTAACCGATGAAAGAGACACTCAAGAAGACGCTCACGCTGATGCTCAGAGCGCACATACTGGGCACATTCAAGCTCAACCACGCCTACAACCTCGGTGTGGTCCAGGCCTCGAAGATGGTCTTGGAGAGTATGGATATGGAGGAGCGCGTCGTAGAGACCCTGCTCAACCGCGCCTCGATGTGGGCTAACGACAAGTGCCCCGGCCTTCGCGATGTGCCCAAGACGTGCCAGCCAGGGTGCGATGATTGCACCAAGTGGGTCAACGGAGCGGTGGCCACGTACCTCGCCGGCGCGACCAACCTGCCAGTCCCACCCCTCACAGAGCAACTCACTTTCGGCGTCTGGTACATAACGCAGTGCCCTGGCCGGCATTGCTTGAAGGAGGACTTTCGCTTCGATCCTGGGATCACGCACCAGAAGGTGAAGGATATCCAGGCCGCGTCGCTCGATGACGCCTACCGTAGGATGCAGGGGTACAACTGGTCGCCCAACGGTGAGGCTCGCCCCTTGATCGAGTCCTTGGAGGGCGTTAGCCACACGTCGATGTCTATCGGTGACGTGCTCAGGCCGCACGAGTTGGGCAAGATGGCTTTCGTCGCCCTGCCGAGCTTCTCGCAAGACTACTGGCACTGGGCGTCTCCAGCCAGAGTCCGCGAGCTCGTCCGCACTGACGTACTGTAGCTAAGTCTTCCGTGACGGAAGCTCATACAGTTTCCGTCACGGAACTACCCCAGGAGGATACCGTGAATCGCTACGGAGTGATCGTTGGTCGCGCCCGCGTTATGACCGTTCACGCTGAAGACGAAGAGGAGGCCAAGGACAAGGCCGATAGCCAATTGAACAAGCCCGGACGCCAGCACATTCGGAAACGCTGGCGTCAGCAGGGCAAGAGAGTGAAGGAGATGTCGTGAAGATAGGCGCTGATGACCAGACCCTGATCCACAAGCCCGATGACGAAGATGGCCAGTACATAACCGTCCGAGAGCTGTTCGAGCAGGGTCGGGCGATTGTGACCTTCATTGACGCGTTCCAGCGCTACCTGGTCGTCTTCCACAACGGGCAGATGCTCACTGGCTTCGAGGCCAAGGAGGAGGTCTTCGACGAGTTCGGTGACGAGGAGGCTCCTATGGCGCTGTGGAAGGTGGGCCTCTCCATAGCAGCCGCCGTGCTGGTCTCGCAGGTGGCGCTGTACTTCTTGGTTCAGCTTACGGGTTGGCAGTCGATGTGGTGGCGGCCGCTGCTGGCCACCACGATTGCGGTGCCGATCCTCTTAGTGATATAGCCCCATAGGAGGCAGGATGTACCTGGACGATGCTCTTCTCAAGGCACTCAAGCCGGCGCCCCAGACGTCGGCCTCACTTGCGGAGGAGATAAACCGCGACAGCCGCAAGGTCGCAGGCCGCTTGCGCTCTCTCCGCAACGACGATCTGGTCACATACAGGGATGGTCTTTGGAGCCTGACCCCTCGCGGCCGAGAAGCCGCTGAGATTATGGCAGACAATGGGAGCGACAATGGTCGCAATCTCGAAGACCTTCCCAACTACAACGTGCTCGGAGACCGCCTGGGCCTGATCTGGCCCCCGGATTCCGAGACGGAAGCGAAGCTCGGCGATCCCGGTCTGTGCCGGGTCTGCGGTGCGCGGTGTGTCTGGCAGAACCTGATCGGTGACGTCTGGATCGGGGCCTGCACGGTCGTTGGTCTAGGCGATCACCGCTCCGAGCACGTCATTACCCAGTCGGAACTCAAGGCGTACAGCGCAGACAACCCCGCATTCTAACCTCTCTCTTCCGTGACGGAAGCCCTATCTTCCGTCACGGAAAACTCCCCCTCATAGACGTATCCGACAGTCTACGATTATCTCCGGTTTCACTTAACGCACGTTCAGTTACGTGGTACAATTGCACTGAACTTTCGTTCAGTCCATATACAAGGAGGACGACCTTGAACGCTCTCACAGCGTCTGGACAGATCGTGTCTCGCAACTCGATTCCGGCTGATGATGGGTTCCACCAGGCGATACCGAACACTGAAGACCTTGTCTCGTTGAGCTAACCCCATAGGAGGAAAACAGTACGATGTCTGACGATAGGACACTGATCTGGGAACTCTCTCACTGGCAGAAGCGCCGCTTGCCGGATATCCAGAAGGAGCTGGCTGAGCTGTTGGCGCTCAAGCCTGAGTTTGCTACCGGCAAGAAGCCCTTCCCTGGGATTCCGTACGTTCCCTATGACTGGGCTGATGTCAAGCACGACGAAGATCGCAAGCACACGTCCGAGCCGCACCGTTACATAGAGACTGAACACGGTCGCGTCTACCTCTACAACTTCCGCGACGGCGGCCTCACTCGGTACGAGGGCTCGTACCGCTACTTCCCCCTGCTGGTGCCGCGCACCAAACAGGGTTGGAAGATGCAGATCCCGCAAGAGGGCTACCTCGAATACGACGTGATGTCGGGAGTCACGACGGTCTACGACGAAGAGGACAACGAGCTGGCCGACCTGCAGCTGGAAACAGCGATGGACACCCGCTCCCCGGACACCCTGGCCGATATGGCCAAGGAGCAATTGGCCCTGAAGGGGATTCCGATATGGCCGGCCCAGATGTACGCAGTCAACACGGAGCACTTCCCCTGGCCGATCAAGAAGCGACACCTCGGCTACGCCTATATCAGCAACGACGAGGTGCGCGTCCCCCTGGTCGGTGTGGTCGCTGACCTGGAGACTGAGGAGTATATCTACGTGCATATGGTCGGTCACGAGTCGAACGTGCGCAGCATTCTGGCCACGTTCAACACGTCGCGTCGGAAGCATATCCGCACGAACACGAGCCTCGGCGGATTGTCCACCTACTCCAGCCACAACTACCGCACCTATCACCGGCCAGTAGGAGACCGGCTGATGTCCACGATCCTGGTGGACAACCGGTGCCTGGAGCAGCAGGTGAACGACTATGGCTACCTGTTGCGCCGGCGCGACGAAGCCGGCATAGACCCCGGTGAAGCTTTCGCCGCACGCCTCAACTCCGTGCTGACCGTCCCCGTGCTCCGTGAATGGGGCGATATCCTTCTCAAAGAAGGCACCAACAGGAAGATCGCACGGCAGATTCACGCGGCCGGTGACGTGCCTGTGGCGTACGCTGTCACCCGCAGCGAGCGTTGGCAGAAGCTGATTCAGTCTCTACTCGACGAAGGCAAAATCTCAGTCCCCAGCCCCAAGGAGGTAAGCTAATGGCACGCCTCGCAGCGCAGGAGAAGCTTGGCTACTACCCTACCCCTTCCGCTGTCATTCCGCTCATTGCGTCGCACTTGAAGCGCAATGGTAAGCCCTATCGCGTCCTGGATCCCTGTGCCGGGACAGGCGCAGCACTCGCGCAACTGGAAGAAGAGCTCGGCGGCAACGTCGAAACCCTTGGCGTCGAGCTGAGCCCCAAGAGGGCTGAGAAGCTCAAGCACAACGCCGAGAAGGCTCTGCACACGGCTTGGAACGGCGTGCTGATGACGGATGCGTCCGTCGCCCTGCTGTTCCTCAACCCGCCGTACGACCACGCACGATGGGCCACGCAGAAGCGCGAAGAGGCTGAGTTCCTACGGCGCACCGTGGAGAAGCTGCAATACGGTGGCGTCTTGGCGTTCCTTATTCCCCAGCACGTCTTGGCTGATCGAGGGACCGCACGCCTGCTGGCCGGACATTTTGATAACCTGTCCGTCTACAGGTTCCCCGACGAGGAGTACGAAGCTTTCGGCCAGGTCGTCGTGTTCGGCATTCGCACGGCCTGGAACCCGCCCGATGGCGAGGCGATTGACGCCGTACGCGAGTACGCCGACGCCGATCTCCCTCAGCTCACCAAGGGCGATGGACAGTACGAGCTCCCCGCGTCACCGGCGAAGATCAACTTCCGCCGTCAGTCGCTCGATGCTCGCTACAAGATCGGCAAGGCAAGCGCCCTGGGTTGGCCAGACGGCCTCAAGGACGCAATGAAGCCGAAGCCAGAGATCACGATGAAGCCCTTGATCCCGCCGCGCAAGGGCCATATCGCGATGCTCCTGGCCAGCGGTATGTTCAGGACCACGCCCATTGTCCGCGACGGCGATGTCACGCTCCTGAAGGGTCGCGCAGTCAAGTATCAGGAGAAGACCGAGACCATTGAGGACGATACCAGAACCACCAGGATCGTGGACAAGTTCCGCACCACGGTCGGCTTGATCGGACCAGACGGTATCCGCGTCGTGGACAATAACGAGGCGGAGCTGCGCCGGCTGATGCAGGAGTACGGCGCCGAGATCACGGAGAAAATTCTGGAAACTGAGCCGCTCTACAACTTCGATCCTACGGACGAAGAGTGGGAGATGCTCGGTACGCTGAGCAAGAACCGTGACCCGCTGCCTGGCCAGGACGAGCCCGGCCTACTGCCCTCTCAGAAGCACCTGGCAATGGCTGGCCTGCGGAGCCTGCAGGACGACAACACGCTACTCATTCAGGGCGAGATGGGTGTGGGGAAGACCACGATTGCTGCCGCACTCATTGATATGCTCGACGCCTACCCTGCTCTGGTCCTGGTGCCGGCGCACCTGGTCAAGAAGTGGCGTCGCGAGCTCAAGGAGGTCATTCCCGGCGTCGAGACCTACCACATTGAGCGGATCGGCAAGACGTCCTCGATGGAGCACGAGGTCAACGACGTACGGGAGTTCTTGGAGCTGTGGCACAGCGGCCAGCTCGGGGACAAGGCCGTGGCCGTGATGAAGACCACGATGGCCAAGGCGCACGGCGGTTGGGGCTCCGGCGTGTGGCACAGGTACACGCTCTGGCAGGACAACGGGAGCCAGGCCGAGCAGACTGAGCGCAGGCCGTTCAACAACACGCTCAAGGTCTACAAGGCGATGCGCGACGACCTGCCCACACGCGCCACGGTCGTCCAAGAGGACTGGTGGAAGGGCGATCTGCCCCGCAACGAGCGCGAGCAAGAGGTCTACGACGCACGCCAGCAGGTCCTCAAACAGGCGATCAGGTACCCCGTCTGCCCCGTTTGCGGTCAGGCCCAATACGAGACCGTCGATGGTGTCACGCAGCGCGTGATGAGCTTCAAGACCTTCGAGAAGAACGCGCTCCACTGCGGGGCGCACGTTCGCGATGGCGAACACGTTAGGCGTTGCCAGTCCGCGCTCTACGACTACGGCAAGTACCGGTACCGTCGATACGCAGCAGCCGACTATATCAAGGATCACGCCGATGGCGAGTTCCAGATGCTGATTGCGGACGAGGTGCATTACCACAAGGGCCGCTCCGACCGCGGCCGCGCCTTCGCCCGTCTGCTGTGCGCCTCCAAGTACCACGTCGGGCTGACCGGTACGATCTTCGGTGGCACGCCGGAGTCGATCTACTGGATACTGCACAGGATGTCGATCAACGGTATCCAGGAGGACTACGACTACAACAGCTCCCTGCGCTTTATGGAGCGTTACGGCGTGCTGGAGCAGGTGATTGTGGACAAGGGCTACACGAGCCGCTACGGATCCTTCAACGCCTCTCGCCGCGTCCGCAACGACACGAAGAAGCTCCCTGGCGTCTCGCCGGCGATACTCGAGTACCTGCTCAAAGATGTGCTGTTCGTCAACCTGGATCAGTTAGGCGTCGATCTCCCGCCCTACCAGGACCGCGCCGTGCAGGTGTCCGGCACGCCTGAGCAGGCCGACCAGTGGAACAGCCTCAGCGACACGCTGCTGGAGAGAGCCATAGAGGACAAGCGGTATCTGTCCTTGTGGCTGCAATGGGCACTCGGTCGCCCCAACTCGGCCTTCCGCTCTGAGGAAGCCGTCAAGGAGTGGCGGGACGACGATGGGGAGATTGAGCGGGTCGAGAAGATTATGGACCTGCCCAAGATCGAGGGCGTGCTCCCGAAGGAGCAATGGCTGGTCGACTTCGTGCGCGACGAGTCGGAGAAGGATCGGGCCGTGATCGTCTACTGTCGCCAGACAGGGACGAGGGATATCCGCGACCGGATTCGGGACCTGCTGCGCGACGAGGGCTTTGACGTGGCCGTGCTCGACTCCAGCGTCTCGACGTCGGACCGTGAGGCGTGGATCGAGAGGAACGCGTCAGACGTCGACGTGCTAATCACCAACCCAAGGTTGGTCGAGACGGGGCTGGACTTGATCCAGTTCTGCTCTGTCGTGTTCTACGAGCCCGTCTACAGCCTGTCCACGATGTGGCAGGCTGAGCGCCGCGTGTGGCGTCTCGGCCAGGCGAAGCCGGTCAAAGTCGTCTACCTGGTCTACCGCGACTCCTGGGAGGAGAACGCGATTGCCCTGATGGGGAAGAAGAAGAGGGCAGCGCAGATGGTCTACGGAGACGATATCGGTGGCGCAATCGTCCCGGAGGCCGACACAGCCGGCTCCTTCAAGGCCGAGATGATGGCGGGCGCTGTGGAAGGCGCGGAGCTTCCCGATCTCGCGGAGATGTTCAACACGGACGCCTTCGACCTCGATGACACACCGGTCGAGACGCTCGGAAGCATTTCCGAGACGGAAGCTGACGAGCCGGACGACGTGGAGTACGAGGGGTACACACCGGCCACGTTCGACACTATCGAGGTCGGCGCCGAGGTCTGCGAGGATCACCCTGAGTACGGCCGAGTGAATGGCGTGATTGAGCAGATCAAGGATAAGCACGTCAAGATCAGGTACACCGACACCTACGATATCGGTGAGAACTACGTGGTCTACCAGGAGATGCTCGATGGCATCTACCTGGGTCACCGGTCCGAACCCCTCACGATGGCGCAGCTCGCCGCTCGGATGAAGGCGGTGAAACGCAGTAAGAGCAAGCGGCGGAAGGAAGAGGACGACGAAGCCAAGCAGCTCTCGCTGTTCAGCGAGCCGGAACCAGAGGAAGAAGAGGAGCCGGTCAAGGTGATCAGCACGTACACACCTCAAGACGCTCTCGACGATGGTCTCTACGTCGATGTCTCCGATATGGCCACGGAGGCCGGTTTCCGCTGGCCGGTCGTGATGACTCGCGGCGTCCATTACACCGTCGAGGACATTCCGCAGAGCCAGGCGCACCAAGGCTATGACGGTCGGCTTTGGGACCTCTTGAACGTGTTGCGCTACACGCTCAAGAAGACGAACGGCGACTTCCTAGAGCCGGTCAAGTTCAATATGGTGATGCACCACAAGCCGAACGGCCACGTTCGCAAATGGCTCACGCTGACCGTCGTCGGGCAGTATACAGAGGACGGCGAGCCTATGCTGGTGGTGATGCACCCCGAGGAGATGTAGCGCGAGCTCGGGCGCAGCAGTTTCCGTCACGGAAGAAAGTTACCGGAGTTACCGCTGTGGTCTGGGAAAGCGGTAACTGCGGTAACTTGAAATTATGCTCAAATCACCTATAATAGCACTAGGCCAACTGAACGAACGTACAGCCCCAAAGGAGGCAAACGATGCCCAGAGACGTAAGGACGCGAACGATACTGAACAGGTCGGTCGCATTCGAACACTGCAACGAAGGCGCAGAGCAGTGGATATTCGATGACCCTGAGATCAACACCTGCTTCGTCATCCAACGGGTGAACGGCGGGTGGGACAACCGAGTCCACACAGAGCACGGCGAATGGAGGACGGACCTAGACGCCAACGATCCCAAGACGTTGGACGAGGCGCTGGACGAGATGACCGTGCGTATCCTGATCGAGTGGCTCGGTTGCGATAAGGTCACGCACGAACAAGTCAACCAGCACTACGCAGAGAACGCGGACGAGGAGACCCTGCTTGAAGACCTAGCGTGCGTCTACCTCAACGGGACAGGGCACAACCCAGGCTCCTTACAGGCCCTGGCCGAGCGAGGCCTGATCGAGCGTGATGGACAAGGCTGGTTCCGCCTCACGGCCAAGGGGCACGCCAAGTTGGGGGGTGACGATGCTTCCGCCAATTGACCACCCACCTGGACACGAGATCGAGAGGCTGAATCGGGAGATCGAGGAGCAGTACGAGGACGACGACACGTTCTTCGACCCGCTCGTAGGGTACACGCGGCGCATAGGTGAATTCAGGGAAGAGGACGATGGCCAAGACGAAGGCTGACTTGGAACGGGAGATCGAGACGCTGGAGCAAGAGGTCGAGCACCAGCGCGAACGTGCTGAGTACTACAAGCGCCAGGCCGAGTTCCAGAAGGAGAAGGTCAGACTGATCCTTGAAGCCTGGAGCGTGGTCCACCCTGTGGATCTGGTCTGGATGGAGGAGAACAGCCCGGACGGACAGCACATTGACCTCTACAACCACATAATCTACGAGTTCGGTCGCGCCCTACCCGATGGCCGCACGTCAACGCGTTACAGCAGCTACGAGCTGGCTGAGCGTTACCGCCGCGAGCAATTTGACAAAGCGGTCGCGGAGATGAAGGAAGCCAAGCTATGAGCGTGAGGGTCTAGGCTTCCGTCACGGAAGGCAGGGAGGGGTTACTCCCCTTCCTGCTTTTCATCATCACCAATGACCGCGTACTCACCGTCAACGGCGTCCTCTATCGACCGGCTCGGGCGCTCCTCTTCCTCGTCGGCCGCGCCACCCACGATCTGCTGTTGGATGTTCTGCACAACGACCGTGGCCGGCTCGAATTCGGAGTATTGCAGATACTCTTCCGCTGACAACCCCTGAGCGATACCCTCCGGGGGATTCTCCATCCCCATCATATCGATGAGCATCGTCGTCAAGGCCCTTAGCTGCGTCGCGGCGTTCGCGTCCTCCAGCTCCCCCAACCCAATGTCGAGCATATGCTCGATCATCCGATCCGCCTTCTGGAACAGGCGCAGGCGCAGCGCCTCACGCACCTGATCGCGTGTGTTGACTAGCAGGTGGGAGATTTTGCCTTCCCGAAGCCAGTCATACCAGGTACTCGAAGGGATGTCCATCTTCTCAAGCGCCCCGTGCAGGGTCATCCCTTGCTCAACGACCAGGGTGATCACTTCCTGAGCCTTGGCATCGCGCTGAATGTCTTGAAGGGAGATACCCTGCTCTTCGCAAACGTCTAGCGGATCTCTTTCGGCGAGGTCATTACCCATAGGGTCAAAGTCTCCAAGGTTACTTGACAATCGTTCAGTCACAAATTATACTTGTCACTGCACGAACGTCAAGGGACAGGTTGCTTGCCACCCGTAAGGGCTTTTTTCACGCGTCCGTCGACTTGACGGACGAATTCGCTTTCTATATAATGACTGTACGTTCGTACAGTCGAAGGGGGTGAGGATGGTTCCACCCGTAAACCTGGATCAGCCTGCGGTGCCTATGTTCTCGATCTATGAGATACGAATCCTTGAGGTCATCTTGGAGCATATGGAGAAGTATCACACGACACCGTCATTGACGCAGATTGCAGAGAAGGTCTATGACGACTCGACCAAGAAGACTGCAGTACACTATCACGTTGAGGCGCTGCGAGATGCTGGCGTTATCTCTGACGCTCCTGAATTGCGCGGCAGAATTGCGCTGAACGATCCTGAAGCAGTCAAGCAACAGATCGAGCACGACCGGGCCATCTACGCGGCGGAGGCCGATATGAAAGCACGCCGGCAAAGGGAGAAGGTGCATGAAGACGACGAAGGAGGATGACGCAACAAACTGAATGGGATGGAAGGCCGTAGAGAGACGAGTCCTCACCTGGTTCGGGACTGACCGCCTCGGACCAGTAGGGGAGCATGGCCCTGACGGTCTCACTGATACTCTCTCGATAGAGATCAAAGACCGGAAATCGCTCCCCAAATGGTTCCTCTCAGCATATAACGAATCCCTAAAGCTTCTGGAGAACGGGTACCAGGTACCTGTCACACGTCTCACCCTCACAGAGACCGGACAGCATTTCGCCCTGGTCGAGCTCGACTTTCTTCTGAGCGTCCTGGACAAGGCAAGTCTGGCACGTCCACGGAAGGAAGGCATTCCAGATGCAACCAGGTTGACAGGACTCGCAACGACAACAATGGAGTGGCCCAGGCTTCCCGTCTGGATGGCTAATGGCCTGCAACAAGCCATCGACGGCGCCGAAGACCACAGACTGCCGATCGTTGTGTTTCACCAGAAACGGAAACACAGCTATCAAGCTCTAATGCCCCTAGAGCACTTTATCTTCCTCATAGAGGTTGGAGGTATACGATGTCCGGAACTGAAGGCTCCGCACTCACGATCACCAACACAACCCCTGTCACGACAGTCCACGAAGCCAAAGCCCTCGCAGAAAGCCAACCTGGTTGGCTCGTCGGTTACGACCGCGACGTAGAAGACACCCACGAATACCTAGCCACGCTGACCGCCCACGCTGACGCCCGATTGTGGGCCCGTTTCCACGAAGACGGACAAATGAAGAGCCAGGGAGGACCTTACGAGCGCGGCTCGGAGGTATGGGCCGGCCTTGTCGCTCAAGAGGTCCTGCGGATGATGAACAACGTCGAGACGGCCAACAAAGCCGCCCTCAACGCCCTGCTCTCAGAGATCCAACGACGCGCCCTGTACGATCGCGTCTTCGACAGCTACAGCAACCTGCAGGAGATGCTCCTCGATGTAGCCGAGGACCTGAGTTCGGCGGGGCAAGCGTCTGAGCACATTGCCGTAGCCGAGATCATTGTCCCTTGGCTGCGGAAGCACCAGGATGATTGTGCCTGCGGTCACCCGCGCATGGATCACAACAACGGGTGCTCGGCCTGCGACTGCGAAGCGTTCAGCGCCCCACCCCGCCCCGATGAGTTCTGGAAGCCGGGCAACTGGGAGAAGCTGCGTACGGGCGTCGCCCTGATGAAGGCGATCATTGCCGAGGAAGAGGAGGGCAAGCTCTCTCTCGGTGACGCGATTGAGGGGATGTGGAACGTCGTCAACGCCTTCACGGATCCCAACGCCAGGGTCAAGGACTTGCGATGGGAGCTGGCCAAGAAGCGCAACCCGCCGATCCAGTACCAACTGGAACGTGTCGTCCCCCCTGGCCAGGAGTCACCGAAGGAAGAGCTCAAGTGGAGGCTGGTGTTCCCCGAAGTCACCCGTGCCCAACGCGACCTGATCCTGGGACGATTAGGCGCACGGGCTCAACAGTGCAGCGCGACAGCGTAATGATGAACAAGTATTTGGAGCAGCAACAGGAGCTGAGACAACTAGCGCACGAGATCTTCTCGGCTGCTAACAGATTACAGGAAGCCGCAGCAACCATTCTGGATATCCAGAAGCAACGGCGCGACAAGCGCTTGCTACAGGAGATGCTCGACAGGGTTACCGCGGGCAGCGTGGATATCGAGGACGTTGTTGCGTTCTACCTGGAGAACGATCTGAGCTTAGACGACACGCCGAACGCTTCCGAGACGGAAGCGACTGGCAAGGCGTGTACCGTCTCGTTCGACGACGACGGCAAGGAAGGAGGGAAGCGAGTGATCCACGTTGACCGGCCGGACTATCAAGCCCCGGCCGCCTGCGAGGATTGACACTAGACTGCGCCGGCCGTAGGCCGGAAAGGAAACGATGATCAACTTGAGTCTATCCGTGATGATGGTGATGACGCCAACTCTCGGAACAGAAGATGTGAATGAGATAGCTTCAATCGTCGCCGGGGAGACAATCCCCGGCGTCGATCAAGCACATATGTGGGTCGCCTGTACGATCCTTGACGACCTGGAGCGTGGGTACACCGTCGCTGGCTTGCACCCTGGGCGCTGGAATGGCCACCGGCCCCCTGCTGAGACGCATATCGCAGCAGTCCAACGAAGTCTCAACGCGGGGTGTACCCACGTTCCTGAATGCCGCTTCCTCGGGAGCGGCAAGGATCACGACCGACACTGGAGCCACCTGCCCAACAGAGTACACCGGATCCGCTCCGGGCAATGGGAGATGGTCTGCGTCGAGCGTGAAAACACGACACGAATCACGACACGCAGACGAGAATCACGACATTGGCCGCAGTGGAAGCTGGATGCATTGAAGTACCCATAGAGGAGGCGCGATGGCCTACCCCAACCTAATACAAACGATGCTGGCCCTAGCCCCAAACGGTGACAATGTAGTCATTGTCGCCAGAGCCTTTGTAGAGTTTACTGGCTCTCTTGAAGCCGGCCTGTTCCTCTCGCAGATGCTCTATTGGACGCCCAGGGCCAAGCGGCCCGATGGCTTCATAGCCAAGAGCGACGAAGAGTGGCAAGAGGAACTGTGCCTGACACGATACGGTGTGCGCAAAGCCCGGAAGACCTTGGAGGAAATGGAAGTTCTGGAAACCAAGCTCAAGAAGTGGGATGGCGCACCCACCACACACTACCGCCTGGACCAGACCGAGCTGCACAAACAATGGATTGACTGGATTGACACAAACGATTGTCCGAATTCAGACAATCCAACGTCTGATCCCGAACAATCTTTAACAGAGACTACTCCAGAGACTACCTCAGATACTACTACAGACGATGAGTGTCGCGAGCAAGCTCGCGCCACGCACCGTCCGAGCAAAGACGAAAACGACTTAGATGCCTGGCAACTGAAGATGGACGGAGCAGACGACGATTACTTCGACGTACCAGAGGAGGAAGAGGAGCCGGAACGCAGGGCCGTGGCCACCTTCGACCCGTTTGAGTACACCCCTGGGCAGGACCAGGGACCCGCGCCGGAGCTCGGGGACGAGTACAAGGAGTACAAGAAGCGTATGGCTCCCAAGGGACGTTTCCAGAAGGCGTTCCTGAAAGCTCTCGGGGACAAGCGCTTCAAGCCAGGTATCAAGTCCAAGCTGAACGCCCTTGCCAGGGCCATTCAGCGCGGGAAGACCCTGGGCACCGACGTCTACAAGGCGTGTGTGGACGGGCTGGCCGGCCACCCACCCAAGCTTGATCCGCACGCCCTACCCCCGATCCCCGAGTCGTGGTGGTTCTTCAAGAGAGAGCACGCCAAGCAGCACGCCAGGCACTGGTCACAGGAGATGTTCATCAGCTCGCTCCTGGACCACGACAACATTCTCCAGCACTGCCGTATCCGTATTAGCGAGCTCGGCCTAGAGGAACGCAGGACAATCGCAGAGCGCGACACCGCGCCTAGCCGAGAGCAGGAGAAGTTCTTCCGCGAGAAGCAGCAGGCCAACGAGGACAGCATTCGTGAGAGGCTTGCACAGCAAGGCATTGACTACGACGAGATTCTGGAAGAGTACGGAGTAGCATAGGGAGGCTACGATGGAGAAGACGCGAGAGCAGATCATTGCAGAAAAGACTTGGACTTGCCCGGACTGCGGCGAGGACGTCGAGCCCCTGATCCTAGACGATGGCCACGTAATCAAGCGCCGGTTCTGTGACTGCCCGGCTGGCCAGGAGAAGGAAGAGGAGGTCTTCGGCAAGGCGTATCTGCACAGAGCGCAGCGCAAACGCTGGGTTGGGGATTCGAGGCTTGACCCCAACCTGACGTTCGATAACTACGAGGGGGTCCACAAGGCGCGGGCAATCGGTTACGTCACGTCGCTACTGGCTGGAGACGAGGGCTGGTGCTGGATTCACGGCCCTGCCGGCACGCACAAGCGCCACTTGGCCAACGCGATGGGGATGCTGATCCTGAACCAGAGCAAGCAAGATCCGCGTGTGCAATATCTCGACTGGGCGCACTTCGAGCGCGAGATGAGGAACTCGTGGGACGACAGCGAGAGATCCGACTACCCGCACCAATTCCGCCAGGCGCAGAAGGCTCACCTGCTGATCGTCTCCGGCGCGGGGAAGGTGTCGCGTAATGCGTGGGGTGTCCGGCAATTCGTGGACCTGATCTCCTACCGCAGTCGAGGGCACAAGCCTACCGTCTTTGTCTCGCACCTGCCGTTCCGAGACGGAAGCGATTCGCTGTACCAGGTGCTGCGGGAGACTGGACTCAGGGACGTTCACCTGTTCCTCGAGGAGTGGACGGCGATATTCGAGCACGAGATTATGGAGCAGCCAAACGGGCTGATCATATACACCGGGAGGTAGATGATGGTTACGTACTTCTACGAACACACCGACGACGATCCACCCTGCGGGGCCAAGGTCTTCCGCGTCAAGCAGAAGATCACCAATCCCCACGTCTTGAAGGCCTGCCCCGAGTGCGGCGAGCCGGTGCAGAAGGTGATCACCGGCGGCTTTGCCACCCTCTACAAGGGAGAGGGGTGGACGCGCAAGGACCAGGAGAGCGACGAGCGCGTCGAGGAGCGCCTGCGCAACGGCGATGTCCCGACGACTATAGACACAAGAGAGCTAGGGTACTACCCCGGCCCGTACGAGGGCGCGGTAGGCCCATAGGAGGTCAAGGATGTCTCAGTGGACAGTGCCCGAGCCGCCGGCGTGGATGGACGATGCTCCGTCCCCGGAGGACAGCGTGCTTGTTTCCGAGACGGAAGGGTACGGTTGGCAGAGCTACGAGGACTTCCGAGACACCGTAAGAGAATACGCCGATACTGAGCCGAATGGCTACTTTGGGAAGATCGACGAGGACACAGCGCACAGAATCGCGGCAAAACTGGCCCATATCGTCCGCCCCTGGGTGAAGGCAACACAGCCGATGGGGTCCTGGGAGGATATGACGCGAACGATGCGCTTAATCGTCCTCAACGACATTACCGGCCTCAAGCTCTCCAGTACCAAGGACCTGCCGGCTGGATACAGCCACCTGGCGGGCATGCTTGGAGCCCGGACGTGGAGGCCTGATACCACAGTAGCCGACATTATCCGCGACAAGTTTGGATTCTAGTCCAGGAGGATAACGTGAAAGCCCCAGAGAATATGATGCCCCGCACGATCGAGGCGGAAGAGGCCGTCCTCGGCTCGATTGTCATTGATCCAGCGTGTCTCACGGACACTGAAGTCCTGGAGATCGTAAGCCCTGATGACTTCTACATACGCAAGAACGGTTTCATTTTCAAGGCCGTCGTAGAGCTGTTCGAGGCCAACCGAGCGATTGACTTCGTCACCCTCTCCGACAAGCTGGATGCTCAGGGCTTGTTGGAGGAAATCGGCGGCGCCGCCTACCTCACCAATCTCTTCCAAGCCGTGCCCAGTGCCCTCAATGTCGCTTCCTACGCTGAGGACGTCGCCAGCACGGCGAAGAAGCGCCGACTGATCCACGCCGGCAGCAAGATCGTAGAGCTGGCAACGAATGAGGAGGACGCGGACGAGGCCGTTGAACAGGCCGAGGCTGCACTGTTCAACGTGACAGAGGACGACGATCAAGGCCGGATGGTCGATGCCCAAGAAGCCGCCTCAACGTTCTACGCGCAGTTGGAGGAGCGTCACGAGCGCGGCAGTGACGTGATCGGCATTGCGACCGGCCTGACGGATCTGGACCGGATGGTCGGCGGGTTCCAGGAGGAGGACCTGATCCTGATCGCCGCCAGGCCCTCGATGGGCAAGACCGCCCTGGCCACCACGATTATGAACAACGCGACCAACAACGGGAAGCGTGTCGCGATGTTCAGCCTAGAGATGTCCCACGCTCAGGTGATGCAGCGGATCGTCGCCCAACGCACCGGCCTGAACGTACAGGACCTGCGCCTCGGGCGCGTCAAGGACGAGCACTGGCCGATCATTAGCGAGGAGACCGGCATAATCAGCGAGCTCCCGATGCACATTGACGACACGCCGGCAATCTCCACGGTGATGCTCAAGACCAAGACGCGACGCCTGCAGCGACGCCTTGGGCTGGACCTGGTGATCGTGGACTATTTGCAGTTGATGCACTACTCGGAGGGGCTGACGCACCGAGCGACGGAGATCACCTACATCTCCCAACAGCTCAAGGCCCTGGCACGCGACCTGCACGTCCCGATCATTGCTCTGTCGCAGTTGAACCGCGACCTCAAGCACCGCGCCGACAAGCACCCCACCCTAGCGGATCTTCGTGGGTCGGGCAGTCTGGAGCAGGACGCTGACATTGTGATGTTCCTGACTCGCCTCAACAAGTACGACGAGGACGTGCCCCCGAGCGAGACGCACCTGGATATCGCCAAGCAACGCAACGGGCCTACTGGGCGCGTCGAGCTTTTCTTCCACGAGGACACCACCCACTTCTCCAACGCGGTTCAGATGGACGATGTGCCGACCGCGCCCGTACGCACCAGAGAGGAGGGCATACCGTTCTGATGACCACGTTGTTCCCCTGGTCGGAGATCGAGCAGCCGCCTGCTGAGAAACGTAGGCGGCTGCGTGCTGAAGTGTACGCAGAGCGCAGCGACTTCTTCTACCGGCAGGAGCGGTACGTGCCTACGTGCGTCCTGTGTGGCCGGCCGCTGGTAGAGGGCTGTGGCTTTCACGCCCACGAGACCATAATCACCCGAGCTGACGTTCCCGCAAAACGCTGGCAGGACCTGATTATGGTGAGAGAGAACATTTCGCTCCTCTGCCCGACGTGCCATATGCGCCGTGGGCACTCCGAAGCTGCAGAGGAGATTATGGTTAGCGTTCTGATTGACCGGTATGGTAAGGGCGCAATACTCGAATGGCTTGAGTCTCTGCCCTTCAAGGTGGAGCCTATGATTAGCGAGGCGCTATGCAGAGATCTAGGTCTGGAGAAGTGGGGGAGATAAAAAAAGTTGGAGCGCCGGTTGGCCCACCGGCGCTCCGCCCCATAGAGGTATACGATGCCCGTTAGGGCACGTCCTCACGTCGTTACTATAGCATACCCCCGTATACCTGTCAAGAATTGGAAAACCTTCACTTGACAAACGTTCAGTAACCTGTATAATATAGTCACTGTACGTTCGTACAGTTCTCACGCTCCGAACGGCAGAAAACCCCATAGAGAGGAGACCAATGGATATCGCAGAACTTCGAGAGACCGAGTTGAGCGACGAAGAGATCTTGGAGCGCTTGCTATTCGCTCTAGCACGCGCCAGAGAGGACGCTCACCGGATCAAAGGGATGAAAGACGATGCGTACGAAGCGATGCTCCAGACGGTCGAGGGGCAAGAATACCTCACACTCAGCGAGGAGCACAGTGAAGCCAGGGACGCGGCCAAGCAATTCAAGGCGATGGCCGGCGATCTCGCGGTCGAGCTCTTCGATGGCCAGGACAAGGACGTAGCGCCTGGCGCCAGCATTGCGATCTACGCCAACTTCGTACTCCACGAGGACGATGCAGTCCGATGGGCCGTGGACAACGGCCACAGCATTCTACTCCGCCCCGACACCAACGGCTTCAAGAACTTGTTGGACCGGTTGCCGGAGGAGATCTACGAGATCGAGGAAGAGCCCCGCGCCAGGATCAGCCGCAAGGATCTGAGCGAGTTGTACCCAGTCGAGACGGTACCCGCCGCCGCTTCCGTCACGGAAGAAACCGACGACTACGATATCCCCTTCTAGCGATGATAGTCATTGACCACTGGAACCGGTACTACGGCTTCACGTCTGAGGAAGAGACCGAGGACACAATCGTCCGACGCCGCGGTCTCAAGCTCAACTACAAGTGCGGTATCTGCAGCGGGACGCTCGTTGAGTACCCGCCTGGCCAGCACGATGTAGACGAGTGGCACATAGCCTGTGCTCAGTGCGGCAATACGGAAGTCTTCATTCACAGCCACGAGGTAGCGCAGAACAAACACAAGGCGCAAGAGCTAATCGACGCCCTGGACCCAGAAGCCCAGGGCGATGTGATTAAGATGCTGCAACAAGCCCTATAGAGGAGGCAAACCGATGCTCACGTCTATGCTGCAGCTTCGCAAAGGTGCAGAGAAGCGATCAGACAGCCCTGGCCCAGATCTGTCTTACTTCCGCCCCGTTGCCGAGGAAGGCTTCAAGCACCTCGGCGTTGTGGATGCGTTCCGAGACACCTATGGCTCCGAACCCCGTACGGTCAAGGCCATTCTCCCTGGTGCCAAGGCCGACGATGTGTGGTCGTGGCGCTACGAGGAATGGGGAGGCAACAACCTGCTGAAGCACGCCTGCGACGGCGACTACGTTGTCCAGTATTATGACCGAGGGCGACGAAAACACGTGCATATCGGGGATGAGATGATAGGGCCAGATGGAGAGGCCAAGACATTCGAATACGGCGATATGCCGTGCCCTTACCACAGCGGTCAGCGCCAGCGCACGCGAAAGCGGCCCGGATGCCGGCCCAGTGGCCACCTCCAGCTCTTCCTTCCCGATCTGGTCGAGGAGTTGCAGGCGCGTGGCGTGTCCACGGTCGGCGTCGTCACCCTCAAGACGACGTCGATCTACGACTGCCTGCACATTACGGAGTTCCTCAAGGCCGTGGAGCAGCAACAGCGAGCTGCCGGCAAGACGCTACTCGGCTTCGAGCTCGTCGTCCGGCGCGTGGAGAAGGAGATCACCTGCTCCTGGGACGGCGGCCGCAAGCGAGACACAAAGTGGATGATCCAGTTGGCAGAATCCAGCGATTTCGCCCTGCAGAGGTTGATGCAGGCACGTGAGGCACAGTTGATGGCCGAGGCCGCTGAGGTCGAGGAGCAGTTCGTTGAGCCTGAAACCCCAGAGCCGCCAGGAGGCGACTTAACGAACGTTCAGGGAGAGGGAAGCCCAACACCCATAGAACCGCCAGAAATCCCAGAAAACGGCCAGGAACGGGCTGAGAAGCCTGCTGAGAGCCAGGAAGAGGTGCAGACTGGCGATGACTGGCCCGGTGGCGATATCACGGCCTTCTTCAACTGGGCAAACGACGAGCAGGGCATTACGCCGGGCGATGCGATGAAGATGCTCGACGTGACCACGATGTCGGAGTTCGTCGGGAGCCCCGAGGACGCTCGGGAGCAAATCCTAAAGGCCCTGGGACCTGACACAGACGCTTCCGAGACGGAAGAAGCTCCAAGCTACAACCAGGCACTGGACCCCGAAAAGGAACCGGAAGAAGACAAAATCCCCTTCTAACAAGCGACCAGAGTGCTTTCCGAGCTCTGACTCGCTACCCTGTGCGGGGGGACTGGTGACTGGGCACCTGCTCCCCCCGCTGTAACCATACCCCGTCAACTACCCCACCCCGAGGGGTGGGGCTTGGGGAGGCAAGACCCTGACTAAGAGTTGACTAGCCTAAGCCCGTTTCCGCAAGGATATAGTCAAGGGCTACGTTACACGG